GTGCGGAATCTTGCAGAACGTCTCAAGAACGAGTTGACGGCGCTGACACACTGGAGACACACCTATGTTCTCAAAACGTTCTATGAGGCCGTCATGTTCAAGCAAGTTCCTATCTCTCGTTACAAGCCATCAGCCGTGCCCTGCGACCTGTACTTCATCGAGACCCAGTGCGCAGAGCGCCACATCAAGATCGGGGTTGCCTCAAACATCAAGCAGCGGCTATCCACTCTCCAAACACACTGCCCCTACAAGCTCGTTCTCCTGAAGCTCGTTCCGGGCGCAGCGCACATGGAGAAGCAAATGCATCTGCAGTTCTCCGCAGACCGACTGACTGGGGAATGGTTTCGGCGGTCCGATCAGCTGCTCGCGGTTATCGAATCGCTGCCAGGGAAAGAAGAGCCGGTAAAGGTCGAGGAAGACTTACTCGGCGCGGCCAACATCATGGACTTCCTACACCGCCGCGGAGCCTATGCGGATCTTCCGTCTGACGAGGAACTGCTCGTTCGTCCATGACCTGGCAGAAGAAATACCAGTGGCGCCAGACATGGCCCGGCGAAGGCCACGAGGACTGGGTCGGCTACGACGGAGAGATCCACATCGGGCGCATCATGCGAGACCTGACGACGCATACGAAGAAGGGCTGGTTTATTTGGTCCGGCGGGGCTTCAGGCCGTGATGGCTTCCGAAATCGCCTCATGCCTCACCAAGGATGGGAGCGAGAGCACTGGCAAGCTGCCAAAGCCGTAGAGGACTGGTACGATGCCATGAGAGAACGGAATGGGATGGAGAGGCGTTAGTCGCCGTCTATGCGTTGGTCTCGCTCTCGTCATCCTCTGGATCGGGGTCTTCTTCGTAAGCAAGAGCCCTGTTGAATGCCACGCTCTGCAACGCCACCATGACGGTTCGCGTATCCCAACCTGTCTGGACAGCGCGGTCGATCAGATCTTGCAGCGGAAGATCGAGCGCTTCCTCGCAATTGATCGCGTAATCGGGGTGGGTCTTCGGGTGCTTTGGCGATGGTACGTTCATGGTGGTACTCCCTTTGGGGACCATGAACAAAGTAGCGCCGGAGTCGTTCCCGCGGCTAAGGTTGCCCTACCCGTTGGCGCTCGACGCGGTCGAGGCGTTCTCTTAGGTCGAGGATAACATCGCGCGCTCCGTAGACGCTTCCCTGAGCCGCCTTGACCTCGTCGACCTGACGCTGAACATCGGTGAACCTCTGATCGTATGAAGCCCACACGCGCTCGTGTTCTCCCCTCGGTACTTGGTTCTGGAACCTGGTCTCGATCGCAGCAAAGCGGTTGTCATTGTCCTGACGGGTGGTGAGCCTGTTATTTTCGTAAGTCGATTTATACTCTGCGAAAGCACTGGCCGATGTCGTGTTGGACGCCACGTTGCCGATCGCGAGGTTCAGGCGATCAATATCGGCTCGCACCGGACCGAACTGAAGCGAGCTGAGCCCTTGCACAATCACGATCATGACGCCCATGGCTGAAATGAGCAGGCCCCATGGTGTCTTGCCGCGCTCGGCAAGCTGAGTGTTCGTCGATGTGAGCTGCTCTGAGAACCTCTTGTCGAAGCTCGTGAACATCTGGTCGATCTTGTCGGATTGCGCCTTGGCCTGTTGATCCATGCGCTGCGCCATTCCGTCAAGATGAGTGCTGAGTGACGAGAGGTTCACCTCTACTGTCGACAGGCGCTGGATGATGACCGCAGGGTTCTCAAGCACGGTGGCGCTCATCGGCGGCATACGGGTATTCGGCATGAGCATTTCCTGTCCTAGTTCGTTTCCGCCTTGATCGCTGCGTCGTGCTGCCGGCACTGATCCTTGGTCCAGATCTGCGCAGCGCAGAGGGACGCCACCGTGCGGCCGATATTGCGGTTATCCTTCACCGTTAGCCCGCGCGTGCCGATCAGGTCTGTGCCGACCACCCGCTTAAGGCCGTCTGCACTTGCCGGAGCTGCTGTCGAACACCCCGCCAGCGTCGAAGCACTCATCAAAGCTGCTGCGAGCGCGATCAGATGCATTGCCTGCTTCATTGTTCTGCCTTTCGATTGAGTTGAGAGTGCCAGAGCCGCCGGCGGTGTAGAGCCAGGTCGCTGCGCCAATGATGGCGGTGACGATCGCGAAGACGATGATGATGCGGAGAGTAGACGACATCAGCCGACCTCCGCTTTGATTTCGCGAACGGCCGAGATGATCTGGCTGCGAAGCAGGATGAACAGCAGCAGCACGACGATCAGGATCACGCCACCGGCGACGACTGCCTCCCAATTCATACCTGTGAGCCAGCCCAGGCCGATCGTACTCAGACCGCCACCGCCGGTGAGCCAGGTCAGCCAGTTCGACTTTTCCTTGACCTTCTCCTCGACCTTCGCCGGAACGACCTGCTTCTCGACAGTGGTCTCAATCTTTTCGACTACTGGCGCGGTCTGCACAGCCTCTCTGGCTGCTTCACCGGGCACAAGCGCCACCAGAGCAGCATGCAGCGCCGCGCGCGTCTGTGGTCCGCTCACGCCGTCGACACGAAGCCCTGACGCTTTCTGGAAGGCCTTGATGCCGTCAGGGTCTTTCCCGAGCAGAACAAGCGATGCGCGGTCGTAGTAAGAGAGCCGATCGTCGTAGCCGTTCAAGCCGCCATTGATGCGGCGGGTGATCATCTCGATGTCGTTGATGTCGGCATAGCGATCGAGGCTTTGGCCGGTCGGGTTGCCGGCGTCCCAATACCAAACGACCGACCACCCCGCCCACGGCGAGGTAGCGATCTGCGCCGGTTCGACCACGAAGTCTGGCGGGTTCAGCTTCCGTCCGCGGCACCAATCGCGGAACGCTGTCACGTTGTGCCGGCCCGTTACCTGGATCGGACCATAGCCACGGTACTTGCTTCCGTCGCCCTTCTTGGTGTTGCCAAGATCCTTGCGGCCCTCGTACTTCTTCTGCGCAGCCGTCGGCCCCCATATCTCTCGATCGAAACGGAGCCCGCCGCTTTCATGCATGACCTGCGCGAGGACGTGCGCAAGCTGATGCGGCTTGAACTCGTCGGAGATGGCGACGATGGCGGCAAGTAGACTGGCCTTAGGGGTTTTGGTTTTGCTGATCTTGCGGAGCTGCGCTTCAGTAAGCATGGGTAAGCCTCCGCACTGCGCTGGCAGTGTCGCTCATGGTGTCCTCCAGATTTAGGTATAAAAAAAGCCGCCTAATGGCGGCTCGGTGCTATGCGTTGGCCCAAGTTCGACCGGCCAATATGTTCGCTATGGAATGCGGCGTGACGCCGTAGAGAACGGCTAGGTCCGCTTTCTTCAACGGAGATACTTTGATATCTCGTGCATCTTTCAGGTTGAGTTTCCTTGCCGCTCTAGCTGGATCGATCGGCCCCGTTTTACCGACCAACCTACGCCGTTCTTTCACATCAGCAGCGTTCTCCGCGTGGCTCCCAATGTGCAGATGGCGAGGGTTACAGCAGCCGGCGTTGTCGCATGAGTGCAGCACATATTTGCCTTTAGGCACTTCACCCTTTGCCAAAGCGTAGGCAACAACATGCGACTTGTAGAGGTTGCCCCTTCCAGAGTTTATACACCCATATCCGAAGGGATGTTTTGCTTTCGCGGTCCAAGGCCAGCACGCTTTCGGGCCTCTGACGTCTACCTTCAGCCAGAACCGGCATTCAAGGTTTTGCCGCTTGATTGGGTCGTTCATTATGTCATTTATGGAAACAGCCATTCGATGATCTCCGTATGATCTTCGTGTCGGTTAGGGCCTCTCGGTGTTTCAGCACCGTTTGAGGCCCGACCAATATATCCGAACGTGAACATAAAGGGAATCGCTAGGCCTGGCGTATGATCGCCTCATGGCTGGCGACTTCCATCGCCACGTCATAGTCGACGACCAGCGCCGCGCCGGTGGGCACGTTCGTGTTCATGGTGTTCTCCGATGTTGACGAGGATCAAGCATGCGGCTAGCGTCCCGGCTTTCTGGGTGGGGAGGCTGATATGAAGCTGCGTGCATTGGCGGGGTTGGTTACCGTCGCGATATTGGCAGGCTGCCAAAGCGATGCCCAGGTTCGATCGGCTGCGCCGCTTCGGACATTCAGCAGCAGCAAGTCACCGGATGCCGCCGTTGCCTGCCTTATCCCGTCGCTGCAGAGCAATTACCGAGCGATTCAGGCGCAGCGTTTCATCGCCCAGACAATTAACCCGGGCAAAGAGTACGATATCGTACCGACAGACGGTTTTGTGAATGGACACTACACGTTCACGGTCAACGTCAAGCCTAGCGGCTCCGGCTCGACCTTATCTATTTTCAAAGGGCAAGCCATGCTGCCGAGCATAACGCGCTCGGTTGAAATAGGGGTTGAAGCCTGCCGTTAGCCGATTGGTGCAGTCAATGCGTTCCGGCCCGCAGCGCTGATGCGAAGCGTGGTCATGGTAGTCTCCGGTGTTGATTTAAGGGAGTTTGCCAACGGCAAAGTGCCCTTGGCGTGGTGTTCACAGCGTCTGGGCAGGACGCGTGCAGACAAAGAGGGGCCACCCGGAAATTCCAAGGGTTGAAACGCGAACCCACAAACGGGTACGTTGCAGATTAATTCCAAGTTGATGAGCTTGGGCGTTAGCGCATGCTCGAGTTATGAGGAGGAACGTGATGCGGATCGCTACGTTTGGGTCTTGCCTATCGCTTCGTATAGCAGACCAATTTAGAGCGCTGCACGGCGGCGAGCTCATATCATGCGTCTACCACAATCGAAGCGACCAGTTCCTCTCCCGGTTTGTAGAGCGCACCATTGACGACCTTCCGTATGAAGACGTTCGAGCAGCGACCGAAATCGCTACAGGATCGGAGGAAGACGCAATTCTACGGAATCAGTGTAGCAGATACATGGGAAGCCATTTACTGCGAAGCTGGACGCCCTTCCTCGACGCATTGAACGAAGAGAAGATCGACCTATTGCTGGTTGACAACTTCATGGATGCATCCGCTGCTCTTCGCTCGTTAGGCGACGTCTCCTTCTTTTCCCGTCTTAAGCCGACAGAATTGAACAGGCTAAGGGTCCTACCGAAGCTTCCAGCAGATCGATCGGCTGATAATTTTAGTGCGCTCTTAGCGCACTTTCGCTCGAAACTGCCCGACGCGACAATAGTTTTCACGGCATTCCCTTGGAATACCTACCCAGGAGCAGAGGGGAGCCAAAGGAAGGCGTGGGAAGAGCTATTCTCAAGCCGTCTTGTGGCAGAGACTGCCATCCGCATCCCTACAAAACTCGTTCCTCAAGAGTTGCAGGGCGAGGTGCCATCCCACTATAAGCGCGAGATGTACCAAAGCTATGTGCCTGATGTCGTTCGTGCGGTAACGCGTCGAAACCAGCCAGAACAGTCATCGCCGCACCCGACCTTCACGCAATACCTTTACTGATGGACGCAAGCTCCTTTTCGATCCGCGCCATCCGTCGCCTCTGGTAGGCTGCCTCGATGGCAAAGCACTCGCTGTAGCGCAGGCCGTACCTCCCCCCGGCCTCTACTGCTGGGGTTACGATATTTCGACCAACCAAGTTCCCGTCAGAATCGTAGACATCTTCAAATACGGCGTCTTGCCTTTCCCATTCGTCGTAGCAAAGCAGGCCTATTTCCATGGCATCAATGCCGTGAGCCGAGAAGACGTCACGAACCTGTTGCGCAATAAGCCCCACATGAAACCGGGCCGCTTCGCCTTTCTCTGCTACGGCGTCACGCCACCTGTAGCCCATCCACTCGATATCGCCCCACGCGTCCAACCAAGCATCCGGAAGCGCCGCGATATCTTGTTTGCTCCGTTCGTCGGATGTGTTGATCGTGGCTGTACCTGCGTACAGCTGATTCCAACGTAGCGCAGCAGTTCCGAGAGACTGGGAGTTGTCGGCACCTGCCCCGACCGAGCCGGTTGAGAAAAACTGAATACGTCCAACGCCACCCGTGATGACCGAAACAGTCCCGCCGTCATAAGCCCGAACCTGAGCCGACCCCGATTTGTTCTGAATGATAGCATCTTTCCCGGCCATCGGTGTCAGTGACGTGTGCCCCGTCAAATCCGATCGCGGCGACAGCTGCAGCTCCGTGAGCAGGGCGTTTCGAGGCGTGAAAAGTCTTGCGTCAACACCATCGGAAAGGCCATTGCTCCCGATGATAACCAGTCCTCTTGTCTCCCAAATAGGAGCCACAGCCCAAGTCTGGCTAGCGAGATCAGGGCTCGCGATGACATGACCGCCCCCCTCGAACTGATGAGAGAACATCGTGAGGTCTGTCGCGTGATGGATATGAGCGATTACCTTCTCGTTCGTGTGAAATTTGCTACTCAGATCGAACTTAAGTCCGCGGATCGGGTAGCCGCTGACTTCGAACGCGCGGCTGTCTGGGAAACCAAAGTACGCGGCTTTCTGGCCTGACACGTGATCAAGACCGTAAATGTAGCAATTGTCATACTCTGTGTTCGCAAGTCCTGAAGACGGATGCCTTAAACTAAGGATTCCGGTAGGATCTGGCGTCACGCCGGTAAGGACCATATTCGCATCGCTGCCAGCGTGCGTCATGCCGGTCCAGGCATAGTTCCTTCCGTCCGAACCCCGAAGGATACCAGTCGTGCCGTGATAGTTTTCAGAAGTCCACGGAAGCGTAATCGTGCCCACACCGCTACCAGCGTTCCAGGATGTGGACTGGACCTTGATGATGTCTGGCCCGCGAACCATGAGGCCTCGTCGGCTGCTGAATTTTCCGCGAAGAATGGTATTCCGCTCTCCTGTGCTTTCCGAAATAGCCGTGATGGTTTGGAAACCAGCCGCTTCGCGAAACCCGCCAACAACTTGCAGGTTTCGGTCATCCGCATATTCGGCATTGCGACGAACGTAGCCAAAATCCCAGTTGTCTCCAAGCGAGAGCATCGCCTGGTTGCTCCAGTCCGAAATGCCGTCTGACCCAACCCAATTGCAAATGCGAAGGTCTTGCAGCCCCCCGTATCGCACGGTCTCCTTGACAAGGACGCCGACCGAGTACTGCTTCTTGGTTGCTGGGGTCGTACCAGTTGCGTCTGAATTGTAGGCCGACCAAAGCTTTATGAAGCTGCCCGCATTGTCCGGATCAGGCCGCCACCCACCGCTCTTCTCGCCTGACGTGATCCCGTCAAACGTGACATCCTTCGTCCCCGTACCCTTGAACAGAAACGTGGTCCCTTCCCACGTCTTTGGACGCTGCGGATAAATGGGCTCCCACTCACCGACGCCGTCCCCGATAATGAAGACTCCGGCAGACCGCTCGTACCGAGAGGAAAGAACGTAGAATTGTCCCGTCGCTCTGATCTTTGCCCCACCAAAGACGACCGCTAGGGCATCAGCTGCCGTGAGAGCGGCAGAGTTTTGAGCCGCGCGAGCATTTATCGAGGCGTTGCCATTCAGCGCAATGAGGTCATCGTAGGTGTAGGGCAATGCCCCGAACATTTCGAGATGAATGTCCTGACCCGCAGCCAGGGCCCATCGCTTGCTGCCGCTGTTGCTTGTAAGCTCACCGGGAACCGTAGCTTCCGGAGCGGCCATAAGCCGATAAAGCGCAGCACCCCTACCGTCAGCGGCAGCATAACCATTCGTCCTGATGAAGTTGATGCCAGCCGGGATGGTCAGAGAAGACAGGCCAATCGCTGTGCCGTAGATTGGAACGTTGCCCTGACTGACGGCGTCTGAAGCGTAGCCTTCTGCGATATTCTTCGCAGCTACCGCGTCATCGCGAGCGTCTATAGCGTCATCGCGGGCGTCGATAGCGACGTCGCGAGCGTCTTCAGCGATGTCTGCGGCCTCTTGCGCTGCGTCTACAGGAAGGTCGAGCTTCTTCTGCCAGACACCCCCACTGTAGACGTATACGCCCCTCAAAGCTGCGTTATCGTCAGCGACAACGATCCCAACATCACCGGTGGACTCGCCAGAAACTGCGTCGAGCTGTGCTTTTGTGCCTCGAATATAAGCCGAGGTGACCGCCATCCCGAGCGACGTTGTGAGGTTTTCCAGCCAAGTACCCCACTGACGTATCAGGGCTTTGGATGGCTCATACGGCATGCCGCCAGGACCATCGGCCCATACAATTCTTGCAAGTTCTACCATTGTATCTCCGAGGATTTAGACCGTTACGGTCGCAGAGGCTTGGGCGAGTGAATCGATGCCCGAGAGGTTTTGAGCGCCACACCAATACTTCCACGTCCCGGCGCCCGGGACGTCGTTGAAGCTGATCGTCTGGTTTGCTGAGACGCTGTAGGTGGCAAGGGTTGTCGCGGCGGCGTATGACTGCGCCGCGGTGCCACGCTTGAAGACCAGATATCGGGTGTTGTCGTTTGCGGACTTGGCGCTGACCGAGACCGTCCCCAATGCGTTGGTAGCGGTCATGTTCGTTGGTGTGCCTGGACGAGTCGGATCAACCGTCGACGTGACGTTCGCCGTTATCGACCACTCGCTATAATCACCATCGGAGGCAATGAACGACGCCTGCACATCGAGCAACGCATCGGAAGGCACGACGTTCGTGCTCAGATTGATATATCCGCCAGACGGTTCCGCATTGGGAAATTTCTGCTCAACCCACGCGCTTGGGTTCCCCGACCCATCGTTCGCAACACGATACCGAACGACCGGGATCAATGAATCGTCTTCAGGGTCGACAATGACAACCCGGATATAAACGCTGTCGCCGCGGGGCTTGGCCTGCACGAGGTTGATGACCGGGATTGCGATACCGTCGGCTTCGACCTTCTGAGGGACCGGCGGCATTTTTCCTTCATCCGTTTCCGGGTTCCATGCGTCGATGTTCTCAGGATGGCGCATGATATCCATGGTGAACCCGCCCTGGAGCATAGAGAGCACAGACTTGCGGTTCTCGATCACCTTTCCATCAAGCCGCGGCAGGGAAAGCGGCGTGCTCATCCGGACCCACCGGCTGTAGATCGAGTTGATTCCGGCCAAGCGGACGTTCAACTGCCCGCTAACCTTCTCCTGCAGCCGCAGCCAATCGCGCTTGCCGAGGCGGCGGGCTTGGCGCCATTGCTGCACCCACTGGTAGTTCGCATCCTGCGCCAGGATTCGACCGGCGGTCAGCTGCGCACCGGTATCCTCGTAGAAGTCGGTATCTGATGTCGCATAGCCGATTTCCGGATAGCAGAACTTTGGCACCAATCGGTTGCACTCATCCTCGAACAGGACGTCGTATTCGATCTGATGACCGACGAGATCGGCATCCGTCAAAACGGTGACGTACTTCTCGCGGAACTTGCCGACAATGAACAGAAGAGCGCCGTCGCCGCGCTCGCAGAGCCAGCCATCGCATGATGCGAGGATCGCGTTTGTCGCGGCCTTAGGATCGTTCTCCGTCGTGTCAAAGCCGTTGCACTCGTAGCGGCGCTCGAACCCGCCACCCTTGAGCGGAGAAAGCTCGTCGCAGACGTCAGCCTCTTCCTGCCACATATCGAGGACGGGAAGGATTGCGCGGCGGTAGTCTCGTTTGTGCCCGAACTCATTGAAGCACTGATGCCAGGCCATGATGAGTGCGGAATTGCGCGTCCACTCCCATGTGTCCGGATCATCTGGATCCTGCAGCGGGTCGCGAAAGTCCCAGCAGAGCGCCATGTCGGCTTCAACCGACAACTGCGGCGGGCCGTAGGGGAACGTCTTGCTCTGCTTTTCAGCGTTGACGTTCTGGCAGACCATGGCAACGGATGCTTGCCCGTCGCCCCGGTGATTATTCGTCCAGACGCCCTCGGCACCAAGCTTGGCGACTATCGGCGCATAGGCCGTCTCCGGCACAAGCCCAAGGCGATGATAGATCTGGACCTGGTTGCCGTAATTTGTGTTGGTGACGATGACGCCATCCGGCTCGAGCGTTACCTCATCGTCGTGAAGCCAGAATCGGTTGACGGACTTGATCCTGTGGCCAGCGATAGCCTGCACGGCATACAGCCATTTTCCTTTGGCTTCCCACAGCATGAAAGCCCCGCCGACGCGGTTCCTGCCCACGCCCCACCACCGGTGCGGAATGGATTGCAGCTTCGGCACCTTGCCGTCTTCCGGCTTCGGTGGCTTCGGAGCGAGCAGCATCTGAATGCCGATCGAGATCGCTGTCGTCGCAATTGCGGTCGCGCCGGCTGCCAGGAGACCGGACGTCGCGGCAGAGAAGCCGAACGACGCAAAGATGCTCGTGAAGATCGGCGTAAAGATCGGGTCTCGACGAGCGATCGGGTAGAGCACCGTGGTCCGACGAAGTGAATGCTCCCAGATCGCCCGCTGCAACGGGTCATCATACCGCGTCTGGTAAAACCGCTCGTCTCTCAGCAAGGCAGCCTCCAAACGGCGATACTTTCGGCCGGGGTCGCGCGGACGCCGCCGGGATGAATGCAGGCCCACAGAGGCCCGAAGCGGATAGCGCCGATCAGCGATTCAGTCTGTTCGTCGTACGTGTCGCCGGTCGTCGCCTTGATGAGACCGATATCGCCCGTCTCGGCATGCTGGACTCGCTTGGCGCCGATCAGGTTCAGATGATGGCTCATGAACTCGAACTCGCCGCCATGGGCAGCCATGATGGCGTGCGCTTCCTCGCGTGTTCGGTATGTCCCGCGCAGTTCGTCAGCCGGGTCTATACCAATGCTCATGAGCGCCCATTGCGCAGGGAAGGTCATGCAATCCTGACCGCCGACACCGCCCCACCGGAAGTAGTGCGGGAGCGCAAGGAATTCGTGAATGTTCATGAGACCTCAGTCGAAAATCGGCCACTTGGGCTGGATGCCGCGCGCCATGCGTGCCGTTTCCTTGCAGAAGTCATCGGTCGGATAGAGCGACTTCTGCATCGCATCTGACCAGAGAACTTTGGCCGCGCGCGAGCGGGTGTTTTCACCGGCGACCGTGGCCAAGCTGATCGAGATGGTCTGCGTTTCCCCGGCGCGGGCCGGAGACCGAAGCTCTTTCAGATGCGAGGCAACGCCTGTCCAGATCGGGATGATCTGGGTCATCGGCTGGTAATATTGGTCGAGCGTAGTCATGCCGACCTGCACGAGCGCGCCGCGCACCGGCGGCAGGCTGTCGATCATCCTGGCACCGGTGGCCGGGTCTATACCGGACAGCGTGAAGTCGATCGCCGCCGAGCTGCCGTTGACCAAAGTCTGCAGCGCCGGGATGCCGTTGAGGCGACCGCCACCCAGGTAAGTCGTGCCCGTTGGGTCGACGCTATCGAACCCGATCGGGATGTCTCTGACGCCGAAATACAGGTGCAGCGCCGGATCGGTGTCGACCCGAAGGAAGACGGCCAACTGGCTATCCGTCCGCAAGGCTTCAATGACCGCCGGCGGGACATACTCTGCTGAATACGCCATCTCAGAACGCCTCAGACAGGCTCACGGAGGGTCTCGAGGAATAGAAGCCCTCATAGCCCCACGGGATCGTCTGCCCGCGCGCCTGGCGCATCACGCAGCGAGGGCGGGCCAACTCAATACGATCGCCGACAGAGACCGCCTCACGAAGCGGAGGCTGGATGGCGATGCGCGATACCGGGTTTGCCTCGTCCGTCTGATCGAGAAGTTCCCATGACCGGTAGAGGCGCCAGCCCTTAGTGGGGTGGTAGATCGAGAAGAAGTCCGACCAGCGGAAGACCTTGCGAGCACCGCCGTAGACGCGAACGCGAAGAATGCCGGTGTTCTCCATCGCGACAATCTCGCCATAGACCGTTGCCTGCGAGTAACCGGAGCCGTCAGTGAACAGAGACCCATCCGAATGAGGGATACCCTTGATGATCGGCCGCACCGCGCCGTTGATGACCGGGAACGCCCCGACCTTATCGTTGACCAGCGGCACGACGATGTTGCGGAACCCGCCATTGAGGCGAGCACCAAGCCACGAAATGACCTCGTAGCGCTCGTCGGGCCCCTCCAGCATCATGTTCTCTATCATGGCGGTCCACATGCCACCGCCCGACGTTTCGATGCTGGTGGACTCGCCTACGCCATTCACGCCGCCGTCAACTTCACTGCCGACCGTGTCGAAGCTGATCCGCGACGGGCGCAAGAAGTCGATCGGGAAATCCGGCTGACCGGTAAGTGCGCCCATGATCAGCCAACCCTCGATGTGTATTTCTTCTGGTTGTCACCGAAGCCGCCGTTAATCTGGCCTTCGTTGTATTGGTAGACGGCCTCTTGCGCGCCTTGACGGGCAAGCTCACGGATGTGGTTATCGCCGCTTCCGCCCTGAACGTTGACGATAAGCTGCGGCCGCTGGTTGCCGCCGGAGCGACCGCCGCCATCTCGCATCATGTCGCGGCTCTTGGTGCTCGTGTGGACCTGCTCACCCCCGCGGAACTTCACAAGCTCCGGGCCTTCTTCGCCGACGAGGGCGTAGCCGGCCGGCGCGTTGTTCGTGCCATCAGCGAAAAGGCCCGTGAGCCCGACATACTTGGACAGGTTCTGCCCGCCGCCACCGAATAGGCCACCGAGCGACGACAACCACCCACCGCCGCCCGCCGCCGGCGCTGATGGAGCGGACGGGAACATGCTGGTCGAAAGGCTTTCGCCGATCTTGCTAAGACCATTTCCAAACTGGCCAACGTTCTTTGACGCGTCACCGAGGGCAGAGTTGAACTTCTCGACGTAGGAGGTGCCGGTAGTGCCAAGGATGTCCGCTCCTGCCCCGCCTTTGCCGACAGACCCAGGTCCGCCGAACCATGCCTGAGCAGCGCCAGACGGGCCAAACTTGTCGACATAGCCGCCGAACTTATTCTGGAAAATCTGGTCCTGCATCGAGGGGTTCTGCAGGAACTCGTCTGCACTGACAGAACGGCCAAGCGCTTCTTTCGACCATGGGCCGATGTTGTTGCCCATCATCTGATAGGCGCCGTAAGCACGGTCGCCATTGCGCGTTACAGGACCGAGCGCCTTATAGTTGCCGCCGCTCTCGATCGACTGGATCGCCTTGGCATAAGAGCCGATATCGCCCAGAGGCATGCGGGTGACGGACGAACTGCCAAGGCCAGTGAAGCCGCCGGCCACGTTGTCGTTCGCAGACATGCCGCCACCTGCGCCCAGGATCTGGCCAAGCGTGGTGTTTGCGCCGCTGAAGCCGATGCCCTTGTTCATCAGTCCCGCGCTGGGCTGCCCAAGGACAGCGTTCACCAGCATGTTGGCGCCAAGGTTGGCGAACTTCTCAAAAGCCTGCGAGGCCGCGTTCATGGCCGCGCTGCTCAGGCCTTCCATGAGAGCCTTGCCGAGGTCACCTGAATTATTGCGCAGCGCATCGCCGAAGTCGGTGAAGAAGCCTTTAAACAAGCCACCAAGCGCCGCCCGGCGCTGCTCTTCTTCGAGGACTTCGCGCGACCAGTAAGTGTTGCGGTTAGCCCGCGCGCCGCCGAAGGACTTCGGAAGATCTTCCTCTCGCTCGAAATAGTTCGGCTTCTGCCCTGGGACAGGAACGGAGACGAGACGGCCGTCGGAGTTGACGATCGTCGGAGCGCCTTCGTTGCCCCCGCCCGGCATCCCCTCAAGCTCGATCTTCGGCCGGCTTGTTGGTACGCCCGGGTTGGTTGGCATGAAGTCGGAAGGGCGATAGGTGCGCCCGCCATCGGTGAAGGTGGAGCCCGCGAGGATGTCTTGAACGTTCGAGCCGCCTGCAAGAGCGGCGATGTAAGCTGTTCTGGCCTGCTGAGCAGCCTGAACGCCTCGATAGATCGCGTCGGTAACTTCGTCGAAGGCCTCCTTGAATTCCTTGACCTTCGGCAAGCCGGTGCTCTGGAGCGCGTTGGTAAGCTGGTTCTGAACGTTGTTGAGGTCGGACATTGACGCAGTGCCGCCGTCCAGCCTCTCCTTCAGTTCGCTCCAAGCGGTTCGCAGGTCGCGCACAATGACCGCATTGTTAGGGTCGCCCCTCATCGCGGCGAATGCTTCCCTGCCTTGACGACTGATGCTGTCTAGGTTCTCGCTCAGCCCCTCAAGCTCACGACCGGCAAGGATTTCGCCAGCCTGCTTGCCGGATGTGATCTTGTCAGCACGATCGAGTTCGTCGACGTAGGCCTTCAGGCTCGGGACTGCATCGCCCCAAAGCTCAGCGGCTTGGCGGATGATTTCGTTCTGCTCTTCGAATACCTTGCTGGTCTTCGTCGCGCCATCTTCTGCGGTCGTGAAGTACTGGATGAGAGCCGCAGCCCCGCCGATCACGCCAATCGTGACCAGAGAGATCGGGTTGAGGATCTGAGCGAACGCACCAGCCACTGCGGGGCCAATCGACTGCCCGCTTGCCCTGATGTCGTTGAAAACAGCCGCTACCTGCGGGCCTTGCTGCAAAGCAACCGTCTGCCAGGGCATGTAGGCCGCGGTCGTGCCGATGTCGAACCCTTGCGCCGCAAGATTGGACGTGTTGAAACTTGACCGGCCCCCGCGGTTTTGGTTGGCGGCTTGAATGGCGCTCCCTGCACCTTGCGCCGACTGCTTCAGTCTATCGTAAGCCACCCGTTCGGAATCAAGCGCCTTCTGCATCTGCTGAGCGCTGATGATGCCGAGCTGATGCGCGCGGTTGATCTCTCCCACCGTGGCCTGGTACTGGCGCGTCGCCTGTGCGAGCGGCTGGTACTTGGTCGTGAGGCGTTCAAGCTCCATGCGGAAAGCCTGGACGTGCTGATCCTGCGAGCTGAAGGACTTGCCGAGTTGCTCGACTGGCGCCTTGGCACCATCAGCACCTTTGCCGGCCGCGCCAAAAGCAGTGCCGAGACCACGAGCGGCTTGCTCAAGACTTTCGACGCTGCGCTCGGTCTTGACGGCGGATGCGGTCAGCTTCTCCAGATCTACTGCAGCCGAAGATGCCGGCGAGCTGTCAATCGCAAAGCCTAAAGTCGCTGTGGTCATCCGGCTTTACCTTTCGCGCGCGATCTCTATCCTCGCCTACTTTGAATGGAGGCTGGAATGAAACGCTCGGTATTGTGTTGCTTATGCGGGGTCGCGTTGATCGCGCCGGCGGTAGCCACAGAGAACGATCAAGAGGAATGCGTTGGGCGGCTCTCGGCTATTGCCAAGGGAAACCTAAGCGGAGACGATCAGATGGCGATCGAACAATGCTTGATCTCTGGCCACGTTTCGTCTCAGCAAGTTGCCAAGGCATACGGGAACGCCCGAAGGAGCAAAAAATGATAGTTCCGTACTGGGTCATAGCGTCAGCATGCGTAGCAGCCACATTGGCGGCAAACCCCGCCGCCGCCGCGCAGTGCACATCGGTTGGCGGGCATATCAACGGCAAACCAGTTCAGATTACCCGCCAGGTTGTGATCAAGAAGAACGTGATGACCTTGGCAGGGCGGATGAATGGAAAGCCGATGCCAACTCGGAAGCTTCCATGCACGAAGATGGAGTCTGGCTATTACTGCGAGGTGATGGCCGGACCCGTCTATGTCACAGCCGTTACGAATGGCCGCCGGTTGATTGAGACCGTGAACCGGTCCGACAATAAAGCCGAACAAGCTGGAGTGGCATATGAATGCAACTCGACTTTTTAGTTGAGCGTCTGACCTGACCGGCTTACCCGCTTCACTCTCAACGCTGGGAAGAGGTCGGCCATCTTGCCGGGGCCTTGTGTCGCGCCGTTCTCGTCTGGCTTCTCTGCGGCGACGGAGCGGCGTTTAATGTCGAGCGCGATGATCGCGTCCAGCTCCCAGTCGAGAAGCTCGATCTGGCGAAGGTCGGACCATGCTTTGATCTCGCGGAAGCTCAGGGAATTCATCCCGAATCCATTGCCTTGACGCTGGCTATCGAGATCCCTGAACCACCACCATATTTGCGCCCCGGCTGGCGGGACGCTGATTTTCTTGCCGTTGTGCTGGTCCTCGATTAGCTGGCAGAGCCGGCCGATGAGGACTTGACGAAAGGGCCACGTCGCACCGCGATAGCCTCCGCCTGTTCAGCGAAGATGCGATACCGGCGGTAGAACGTGCGGGCGTTCTCTTCGGTGAACGGGACCGCCTTGCCGGCGATCGATGGGTTTGGCGCCCAACCGGTCGTGATCCGGGCGAGGAACGCTGCTGTGCGCTCGCGCTCTTCTTCCTCAGGCGTTTCCTTGCCAGACAGAGCGCGCTCTTCCGCAAGCTTGGAGAACTCCTTGGCGGTGTCCTTCATGGCCTTGCGGGTGCGTGTGCTGTCTGGCCCGACGAGCGTAAGCTTGAGCCCAATCGGCTTGCCCATCTCGTCGAGAAGGTCGAACTCCTTGCCCTCCTCCTGCGAGGTGGCCAGATCGTCGAAGCGATCGAGGTTGATGGTGTCGACCATTACGGGCCTTCCTCCGCCGGTACTTCGATGATGGCGGAATTGACGCGGATGGTGATCTGCACCTGGTCCGACGTGTTCGCGCCGCCGCCCGGGTAGTTGAACGACGTGATCCGGCCGAAGAAGTATTCGATGGTCGGCGTCGAGCCGGAAGCGGCTGGCGCATCGTTGCTCGTGATGCGGATGCGATAGTCGAAGTCCGTCTTGAGCGCGGCCTTGCAGGCGATCTGACCGGCGTCGTCGCGGATGTTGAGGAACGTGTTCTGCATCGTGCCGCCGTCAGACGTGCCGCCCGCGGTCGCCGTACGACGGCGGTTGATCGGGTTCTCGCTGATCTCGGTACGCGTGTCGCCGAACGAGCCCTTGGTCAGCCAACCGTCGATGTCCGTATAGGTCAGCCCAGCGCCTTCGAAGTTGGTCAGCAGGATATCGTCATCGTCCGGAACGATGCCGTCGAATGCAGTGCCGATGGCGATTTTCTCACCGGCGATCGGTCGAATGAGGCCCATGATGGCATCCTTTCGTGAGAGCCCTTGCCGAAGGGGCGAAAGAACGGCAGGCCATTAGGCCGGAACTGATGGGTAGGACCGCCAGAAAGCAGTCACCGGGATCTGATGGTGCGTCTCCGGTGTCATGAGGTTCGCAAGGGCGGGATCCTGATCGAACCGAACCTGCACTGGATCACGATAGAGCTTGGTGCCGCGCCTGAATGCGGCTCGGACAAGGCCCGCGACCTCGTACCCGTCGATAACCGCCCTGCTTTTCGGCAGCATGACGTTGCCGCGGACAAAGCCTTGCCGGATCGGGTCCATCTCAAGCGAGAGGTCCGTCTCGATCGAGGTATTGAAGTGGATCTCGAAAGACACGAAGCGGGTTGTCGCGGTCGGGGTGTAGCTCACGCCTGGCAGTGCCTTCTCCCAACCTGTCGGCAAGGCAATTGCCTGCACAGCGGCAAGAAGCGCCTGATAGATGGTTTTCTCCGGCGTATCGGCCATGCTATGCGTCTCCAATGGCCGACAAACTGACCGATCGCGAAATCTACGAGCGCCTCGATGCGGCCCATGCTCTGTTCAAAGGTGCAGAAGGCGCGACCGAAGGCGGCGAAGCGGTCATCAAACTGTTTCAGGGGAACACCGACCTCATCCAGAGGGCGATGCTGATCATGCTTGCGGAGACGACCCGCCCTCAAAGCGAGACCGGATCTGCATCTCAGCCTTAGCGACTGTCTGTGGCCATGATTGCTCTGCTGCGGCCAGATATCCGAAACCTTGCTGGTTATACGTTCGCCCGAGGCTGTCAGTGCCTACGAAGCCGAACTCCATGCGAGGCCCATGGGCTGCCGTCACCCCGATGAAACTGACGGTCCCGAGTTCCATGCTCCCGAGGATTTCCAGAGATGACTGTGACTGATCTGCGAATGCTTCTTTGCCGCCCTCAATGGCCGGCATCGCGGTAGCGGAGGCGACGATCGAACGGCGAAGATCGCCCTGATCAATGGGAAGCCTGCCACCCTCGTTGTAAGTGGTTCGTATCTGCTCGTAGACGAGTTGCGCCGAGAGCTGCAGAACCGCTTCTGCCCTCTCGGTCTCGGCTCTAGCCCACTCTCCGATCTGTGCCGCGAACGATCCGGTCATTACCCACCCATCCCCACGTTACTCGTCGCAAAATACGGCTCACAGTCGTTTGAGCGATGCCAAACCGCTCGGCAATCTCGCGCTGCGAAATCGTGCCTTGTAGCGAACGGAGTTCCCTCACAAGAGCTTCATCAAGCTTATGAGCGTGGCATGCCGTGCCGCGCATTGCCGTGCCATGGGTCACTTTGTCGGCGTGGTTGCCGCTGCACGTATCCCACCGCAGATGCTTGGGATGAACGCAGCCCTCGTGGCCTTTGCCGCAAGAGTGGGCAGCTTGATGATCATCTGATTCCGGATCGCCGAGTACGATAAAGCACATCATTCTAGATGCCGTTATCTGCTTCCCGTCTAGTTTTGCACGTCCATATCCGTTGTGATCAATACTGTAGGGGAAGATCAGGCAGTCGTCGCCTTCGTGGTCCTTGTGCCTCAGCAACCAGTCCAACCGCTCGCCGGGAGCAATTCGAACAGCCTTGTCGGCTTTAGGACCGCCACCCCATCGGGTCCGATCATAGTGGATTTTGCAAAGCCCCTTCGAGCCATGTGGCCGATCGCAGCTTGGTATAGAGCAAACGCCCCTCTCCTGCTTCGGATGTGATAAAGGGTCGCCGTGCCGCACCCACCGCATATAATGCGTTTGGCACCAGCCTCTTGATTTGACTGGCTTGCAGCAATCTTCAATCGAGCATAAGCGTTTCGCAGCCATTTCGACCTCTCAACAGGTTGGCTTGGTTAGAGCCCGTTGAGAGGTGAGATACTCGACGGGCTTGCCTTTTGTAGCAGTTACCTGCCCCGAGATCGAGCATAAGCCTCCGCGAAGTCGAAGGAATATTGGCAGATACAGCGACATCCGATCAATTCGCCTGGGCCTGCGCCAAGACTTGAATCCCCTGGGAACCTCATCATCGCCCCAGAAGGAGACTGAAACGGCAGGTCCATGCCCGTTATCGCTTTCGCGTTGAGGGCCGCATGTGTGTGCCGCACCCTTCGATCCCCGGCGCTTCTCCATGTTCGGGTGACAAGTGAAGCATCGCGACCAGCGCTATCAAGCCCCTGCCAATATGCCTCATGCTGCGCAGAGTTGACAGACTTGGCTGTCTCCGTCCGCGCAATCAGGAGACCACGCAGCGCCAGATAGCTGTCGGCAAGCTTGCCGGTCATCTTCCCCACCGTAACGGGGTCAACGGGCTTCCCTTCGCGGATCGCTTTCAGGACCGTCCGGTCGTGGCTTTTGTTCCTACGCGTAAGCGTAAGGTAGTGCTTCATTCCTTCAATATCGCCTGTCAACAGAGCGATACGAGCGCTTTCAACCGTCCTGGCAAGCTGCGGGGTGAGGCCTAGCAGACCATTCTCCCTGCGCAACGTGACGCGGTTCTGACGGCCTACGATATCGAGAGCGATCGACTTAGATCCGCGTCCTTGTGAAAACCCGCCAACGATAGTTTCGCGAACCTGCTCGCGAACTCCTTCAGTGATCCCACTGACCAGCATTGAAGACTGCTCGCGAATGATTGCTTGCGCTCGCTGTGTATCGCCGTCCCACCTGAGTACGACACGGCCACCGAGAGGGTCGGAAAGCCGGGGAATGTTGCCGATGGTGAGAACGCCGCCCTGATTGAACGCGATCCGCAGCGCCTCTGTGAGAGGCCGGAAAGCGCTCTGCTCGATATGCAGGGCATTGATCGCGCCCTCGACGTCATGGCGCTCCAGCTTCTCGACGATTTCCCGAAGCACGATCTCAGACCTGATGTCGGCGATTGCTTCGAGGAAGGCCTGCTCGACGTCCGGAGACAGCTTGTCGATCAGGTCGAGGAGTTGCTGGCGGAGAGTGGCCATCAGGAGATGACAACCCGCACGTCACCGAAGACTTCTTCAAACAAGAACTCATCATGCCCGATTGCCATGTTCCCGCTCGGAGTGAGAACTGCGCGCTTGACCATGCCAAGCTTTTCGTCAGCAGTCATGCAGTGCTTCTGAAGCTCGCCGTTGAGATACGCTTCGACCTTCTTGCCGTCGCCGTTGAACATAGCCCACTGGCTATAGCCTGGGTCGTCCTTGTCCGACGAGACACGGATGCCATCACCGCGGGGTGGGAGAGCTTCAGCCGCGGTCACAACGACTGTCGGCAGGGCGACAGCGGCCACAGTCGTCTTGACCATGAAGGCACGACGACTGAGAGGCACTATCCGGTGCACACTCATTCCCGGCCCACCTTCTCGACAGCCTTGGCCGCAGTCACATTGGCCGGCTTGACAAGGCCGATTGCGGTCAGCGCCTGGGCCTGCTTGTCGGAGACCTCGTAGGTGTCGCCTACCTTGTTGGCGCCGTGCTTCATCAGGGTTTCGACTTTGACGAGCTTGCTCATGCTATTCTCCCTTGGACAATGTGAACGACGGACGTCTGGCCGTCGAACATGGTTGGGTCTGAATTGATAATTCGGTAGGTCTTGCCGTTCGCCGTGGCATAATCGCCGGGACCGGGCGTGATCGCCAGCCCAACGGCCGAAATGTAGATCTGCATATCACCTGTTTTAATAACTGAGCCGTCTACTTCGCGGGCGGTGTACGCCATTGGCACGAGGGTGGCCGGGTACGCGGTTTCTGAAGGATCGCCTCCGACACTGGGATCAGGCTCGACGATGCGCGTCACGGTGCCAGTCTGGCCGAACTTGGTGATGAGCCGCCGCGCCGTTGCCTGCAGGCGGGCGTAGAGCGGGTTAGCCATCAGACGACCAAGATCGCTGGGAGGCATGGACGGAAGAACATCCAGAGCAAACGCTCGATCGATGTAACAACCGGTGTCGCGAGAGCGATGATATCCTCAAGGCTTGCTGATGACGATGATGCGTATTCGATTTCAAGGCTGCCAATCTTCTCCCGCTTCACGGTCGATGAACCGGTTACCACCGGGGAGAGGCTGCCTGGAGTGTTCAATTCAAGGAAGGCGGCTTCGTATGCAGCCATTTCGACAGCCACTGGGATAACGTCAGCTGGGATCGTTTCGCCCGTGTAGACGGTAGCGCCGCTACGGGGCCACGCTCTTTCCTGCTGAAAACCAGCGGCGCGAGAGCCAGGGAACTTAAATTCATATCGGTCAACGAACATAGACCCGCGTTGACGCGCTGCGGCCTTCTGGGCATCGGTCGTCCCATCTGGGATGACGTAGCAGGCGGCAGTCGCGTAGGCGGTGAAGCCCTCATTTGTGCCGTATCCAGCCATATTCATTCTCCGTGGGGTGGGAGGCCCCGGCAGTTGCCCGCCGGGGTCAGTGGTTATTCAGCCAGCTTGGCGTCGATCAGCTCTTTCAGCTTCACGTTTGAGATATTCCCCGGGTACTGGACACCGAGTTCATCAGCCTGCTTCTTCAGTTCGTCGCGCTCAGTGGCCTTGTCGTCATCCGCCGACTTTGCCTTGCCTTCGACCGAGATGGCGCCACTCTTGATGCGAGCCGCGTTGGCCTTCGATTCGATCAGGTCGAACTCCTTGGTTTCGTTCGGCTTGAGCGAGAACGACTTGGCCTTACCGTCGACCAGCCCGTTCAGGACTAGGCCTGCTGCGCTGTTGTTAGTGACTTCCATGGATCAATCCTCCGAGCCAATACCGTCCATGTAGCGCATGGCGGCGGTTAGAGAGACGTCGACGCCACCGAGGCGAAACGCGCCCGGGACTTCGTAGCGGAAAGGCCCTGTCTGCCATACCGGGAAGAACCGGAACGGCATGGGCATGTTGAGGCGAAGAACCTCTTCGTCGTTGCGATATGCGACGGCGCGGGAGGAGCCACCAGCGCCAGCGTTTTCCAGACCACGAATGCCGCGAATTGTTAGCGGCTGACCGGTTTCCATGGTGTAGACGTTGTTAGTCCGCAGCCATTCGAGAATGGTCGTTTCGGTGTTCTCCGAGAGCTGGCGAGTGCCGATATCGTGCATCTCCGTATAAGGGAGAAGTAGTGTATCGGCCATCTCAACGGTGTTCGAGCCGACGAATACGCCGGAGAGTAGACCGTTGACATCGGCCATGATCTGGCCCGGCGTCTTGTCATCCCACGAAGTCGAGGAGCCTGTGCCAGTTGCCCCTGCATCGCCAGCGACGACGCCAGGCTGGTTGGTGACTCCGTAGAACCCCTTGGTCACATCGCCGAAGAAAGCGACCTGATCAGTGAACTCTTCGGACGCGCGGCGGGCTGCTTGTCCCTTGCGTGCAGCAAGGTCAACGCTGAGCATCTGAGCCTGTGCGAGCTCTTCGAGGTTCCAGCCGTAACCGATAGCCGCCATGCTGACGGTGGTCTCGGTCTTGGCGCGGATCAATTCGGCACGCGGCACGTCATCGGCACCAGCGTTCATCCATTCAGCCTGACCGACGCCATCGAGCGAGAAGTAGGTGATGGACTTCACCCATTCCGGTCCGGTGGTGTCGACCGGGACGAGGCCACGATACCGGATCGCCGGATAACGGGTCTGGTAGACCGTGGCATTGATTCGGGATGCCTGGCTGACGGCGAAAGACATCGCCACCTGAGCATCCATCTGGAAGTGTTTCATTTCAGCGTTCCTTTCAGGATTACTGCAGGTTCAGGACTGCAAGGCCCGCAGCCGTGGTGGAAGTCTCCCACTTGCCGACGAGAGTGTTGCTGGTTGCGACGTTGGTGAAGACGCCGGTCGCCGGCACGATGTATGCGGGCTCGCCGTTGTTGACCGCGAGTGAGGCGGTGACGACCACCGGGCCCTTGGTGCGTACGCGAGCTGTCGAATACTGGGGATAGCCTTCCTGCAGCTGCGTCTGGTCGAGCACCGTGACGCCAGCAAAGGTCGCCGTGCCGTTGGCGACGATAATCTGGTTGTCAGCCGTGCCGTGGAAAGCCGCCTTGCCGAAGCCGATACCGGCCACAGTCTCAACGTTGAGCGAGCGATCCTGACCAGGAGTCCGCATGTCGGGGATCATGCCCTCGACAAAGCGTGCCTGACGGTCGCCGTAGGTGGTCTGGAGAGGGGTCATAGCCATGATTAAGCGGCCTCCGTCTTGCGGTTGAGGTCAGCGATCGAAGCGGCCCATGCCTTATCTTCGTCGGCGGTGAAGGTTGCGGTCGGCTTGATGCCGTCCTTGAGTACGTTCGCGAACTGGTCAACGGGCTTCGCGTCCTTGGCGATCGCTTTGAACATGCCGGACACTTCGGCGTCGGAGGCATCCTTGACCATCTCGTCACCGAGCTTGGCCTTGACAGCGGCGCGGCGCAGTTCCGCGTCGGTGCCCTTGATCTCGATCTTTCTGTCGATCGTCTTGACGACCTCGACGAGAGCGGCGCGATCTGCAACCATGCGGTCGAGATCTTCCGGCTTCAGCGCGGAATCCTGAGCCTTCTTCAGATCGACCTTGAGAGTACCGATCTCGGTATCCTTCGCAGCGATCGTGGCCTTGTGTTCACCGGCTGCAGACTGCAGGTCGGCCAGTTGCTTGGTGAAGCCGTCGAGCGCGCGCTGCACGATCTGGGCATCCTTATCGGTCAAGTCGACCGACAGTCCGTCAACAATGATGGTTCGGGTCGTCATTGACCTTGTTCCTTTCGTTCCATCTTCAACAAAGGGCGAAGCGCCCCACGATGTCGCACTGTCGCCAATGCGAGCTTGAGAACCGGCCCGCGCCGCATCGACGATCGCGAGATGGTTGATTTTGATGTTCTGTTGCTGGGCGTTGTAGGGCTCGCCCTGAGGGGTCACACCGTCGCCCCAGACGAGTTCGCAAGTATAGCCGGCAGACAGTTCGCGCTTGCCGCTCTCGACCGCTGCGATGGCAGCCCGATCCTTCAGGATCAGCGGCAGATGCACCCACTCGCCGTCCTTCTTGGCAGCCGTGCTGACCTCGCCAACAGCGAGTTCCCGCCAATTGCCGTCATTCACGGCTTCAGCCGGGTGGTTCATGGTCACTGGCGCATGGGTGAAGCTCTGAAGGCTGTCCTGCGCGAAGACCTGCTCTGCTGGGCGATAGACGCGGACCACCGGCATATCGGGCTTGCCGACTTCATCGCCGGAGTAAAGCTGGATGCCGGTGCGGACCGATCGAGCCTCGGCAACAAGGTATCCGTCGCCAGTCCGGCGGGTGCCAGACAGCGTGACTGCATCGGTGAAGTTCATGATGTGCCTCTCAGGCGGTGATGTGCTTGACCGCCCACATGACGGATTCTTCGACGCGCTGGCCTGCCGTATTCAGCATTGCCTCTACGACGAGCTTGTGATGGAGCGCGTCTTCGGCATCCTCGAACTGAGGTGCAGTGCGGAGACCTTCAATGAGAGCGAAGAGTTCCGCTCCCTTATCCTTGATGGCCTGCATATCGGCCTTTTCCTTGTCACTGAGGACGCGGTAGGCATGACGCATGGTGTTGTTGACCGTGCGAGCGTCGGAAGTGCTGTCGACAGTGCTCATGTCAGGTTTCCTTGAGGTTCGAGGCCCAGTCTTCCTTGACCTCTGCGAACAGTTCCGGCCCGAGGATGATCTCGCCCTGGTATGGTTCGACGTCGGCCAAATCCGGTGCATCCGGGTCGTAGCTGATGGTGATGTGAGGCTGGTACTCGGGATGATCCCAGGACGCGCCAGCTTCCTTGATGCTGTCGTGCCGCCACTGCAGCTCGCTCGCCTTGAACAGCAACACCCGGGCCTCCCCGAACTGCTCCATCAAGCGCGGGCCACCGGCGGCAACCTTTAGCTCGCTCTGCCAGCTCTCACCGACCGACATCCAATCCACTGGCGTGCGGCTGAAGGCGATCGTGACGTGCAAGTCATCGGCCGGGAGCGTGGTCTTGAACCCCTGCCCCTTTGCCCATGCGATTAGGTCCGAGGCGTTCACCACCTTGCGGGAAACGTAAAGCGTGCGTGGAGCGGCGTCGTTCGCTGCCTGCTGCATCCGCACCACGTTGTTGGCGTTCGGCGCCTGCGCTGCTGCTGCGGCGGCAAGTTCGTCCTCGGATGGCTCTTGCTCGCCGATCTCGCCAAACTCGGCGATAGCTTCAGCAAGGCCAGGCAGGTTGCCGTCCTCAACGAAACGATTCACCAACGAGCGGGATACGGCGTCACGGGCAACAATCTCCTGGCCGGTCCCGCTGCCAACAAGCTGGCGAGCGCCATCAGCATAGGTCTTGAAGACTTCGGCACGTTCTTTCTCGCTCATGGTGTAGAGCGGGGCCCATTCGTAATAGATCGCCTCGTCGCGCGTGCCAGTGGCCGATCGGATGATAACCTCGTCGACCATCCAGAGCGCGGGGCTCATCTTGTTGCGCTGGCCAGCGCCGATGCCATCGTAGTAGTTCTTGAGAGCCGTCTCGCCATTCGAGCCAAGACCGGACGGAGCATCCTGAAGAAAGCGCGAGAGCGGGATATCAGCGGCGCCGGCGGCAACCTGCAGATATTGGCGCATCAGCTCGGGGAACTGCCCGAAGTTGATTGTCTTCTGCTCCCACTTCTCGCCCTGGGCATCGCCTGCGCTTCCATTGCCCTCGAGGAGCAGCATGTTGAACATGCTCTTCATCGTGTTCGCGTAGGTAAAGCGCGCGGTCAGGGCGGCGGTCGAGGTCTCGTTCTTCAGCGCGGCCGATAGACCGGGCATGTAGATGACGTCTGTCTTCGCCTCAGGGATCAGCGAGGCAATGTGCTCTTGAGCCGAGGAAGCGTTCTGCAAGGCGTCGTAGACCACCTGGAGAATGCTGTCACCCCAGATCTCGTCCTCTGCCAGCGTCTTGTCGAGCACCGGGGCGCCGACGAACTTGATGACGCGGGACGGGTGGAAGTTGGCGATCAGACCGCTCTTGCTGTTGACCGTCCACATGCGCGGCTGGCCGTAATAGGGCGATTCAATATCCCGGTCGATGTCCGTGTACGTGACCTGATCGCGGCCAAGCACATGGATGTATTTCAGCGCATCCTTGCCGACGCGATCGATGACAAGTTCCTGATCAGGCGTGCCAGAAGCAACACCCAGAACCATAACCGAACCGCCGCGAAGGCGAGCAAGCTGCATAGCTTCATTGACTTTGGCCTGTAGGTTGATCTGTGGGGAGCGTTCCAGCTTTTCGATCAGCTCGACGACGTTCTCGTCTGCCTTCCACTCGCGCCATTCCCGGGTCATGTCGTCCGGAATGATGTCCACGATCTTGCGGGCCATCCAGTCGGATCGGTGCATCGCAACCAGCTCGCCAGGATCACGAGCATTGAAGCCGTAGACGTTCGCCGTCCGCTTGTCCTTGGAGGTGCCAAGGCCGCTCACAAGGTTAGAGAGGCGATCGAGAAACAGCATTAAACGACTCCTAGCATGCCATATTTGAACCCTCGCGTAATGTTCACATTGTCAGCCGCGATCACCGCATCTGCCAGATTATGAGACTTTACGCCCAAGTCCTTCTTTAGCTTGAGCTTTGGCACGACGCGCTTCTTACCCTCTGTCTCAACCCACCACGGGACGCAAAGCTCGGTGAAGAGGGCGTCTAGTTTCGCCTTGCCTATGTCCGAAGAGAACGAGAGAACGTCTTCCGGTCGGATTGGCTGGCCTCGTGTGACGGCGTTAAACGTGAGCATGGCGCGCCGCGCCGTATTGGCCCAGGCCTGCGCCTTGAGGTTCAGGTACTCGTTCTTGTTGAGCGGACTGTTGCTGTTCAAGGTGTCGCTTGGCTGATCCGGGTCCATGACCCCGCCACCAGCGTGGAAAGCGAAATGTTCAACCTTCGCCTTGTGCTCTTCGTTCTGCTCATCGATGTACCCGCCGACAAAGGCGCCAACGCCAATCGTGTCGTAAGAAACCGTAGCCCCGGCGTTCTTCGCCTTGGCCCATACTCGCTTGGCGTTCTGGACGAGCTGATCCTTGCCTGACGACCAGTCCTCGGCATCAGTGAAGACGCCATCGATTTTGTCGGCCGTTGCGCTCTTGTCCTCACCATCGTCGGCAGGGTCGAACCCGATGATATTGAGCCCGGTCAACTCGACTTTAAGCACCTTATGAGCGTCAACGCAGGCATCAAGCCAGCGGCGCTTGAATATCGATAGCTCGCTATCCCCGAGAGGAACGCCGCCGTAGATGTGTTCAAACATCTCCCGGTCGCGCGCCTGCATGGCCGCGATATCGCGCTTGGCCTTCTCCGAGAGGAACGGGTTCTCCGTATAATTGATCTTGTGCACGATGCAGTGCGGAGGCGTGTTGACGACGAAGTCTTTCCAGACGTAGTCGGTGACCATCTTCGGGTTGAAGAGCAGGATCGCGAGGCTGTCTTCTTTGCGGATCGTCGGGCCGATGACGACCCACTGGTCTTCGGTCAGCTTCTCCGCTTCTTCGACCCAGAGGATATCGACGTCAGACGTTCCCTTGATATCCTCAAGGTTTCGCTCGATGCCGTAGAAGATGAACTCCGAGCCGGTCGCCCGGTGAATGATCGTCGTCTTCTGGATCTCGTATGCGCTTGTCAGCCCAAGGTGAGCGATTGCCCACTTGAGTTCGGTGTAGACCGATTCCTGAATTCTGTTCTGGAACCTTCGGATGCATAGAACGCGCATCTTGACGCGGACGTGGTCAACGAGGCGAACGAGCTGGCAAGCTGTGTCTCGTGTCTTTGAGCTTGAACGCCCGCCGTGAAGCACAGCGATGTCGTTCTCCCCGAAGAAGACGGACTCCCAAAACTCGAACAGCGCCGGGTTGGTTAGGTGTGTGGTGGCCTCTAGCTCTTTTCGCTGCGCAGCACTTCTCGCCATGTTTTCGAATCCATCGGGCTCATGGAGCCATCGCTCGACTTATGGTCCAGCGCCTGCGGTGGCTTGCCATAGGCCCGATCAAGGATTGCATTCGCTGCCGACACCCTTGCCCCTTCGCTCTCGCCAGATTGTGCGATGCTAACCAAGACATTCAGCGCGACTTCAGCGTGGTCCTTAGCCATCTCGGCTAAATCCCTCTTAGCTTGGCTGACTGCGCCTTGCTTACGGCCGGCACCGTCACGCTTGCCACCGTGGGCCATCTTGAATTCCTTGATTGTTATTCAAGCTCAGCGGAACCGGACGCCCTGCTTGCTGATGGTAACCTCGGTCACTTGCCCATGAACGGCGATATGAGCCAACTCAGCCCTCACCTTTAGGGCAAGGGCAATCTCAAATTCAGACCGAGGCTTTTCACTCAGCCATTGGTCGTGAGACTTGAGCTTCGATAGGTCAATCTGCGCTTCGACCTTGGAACGGTCGATTGACGTCAGCGTGCCGGGTTGAATGTTGGTCAACTGCCGGAAGCCATAGAAGCGAATTCGGTCACGTTCCAAGGAGAACGCTTCCTGCTCGTTCAGCCTCTCAGATATGATCGTCACAACCGGGGATAAGCCGGCGGCAATAATGTCAGAAATAACCTTATGCTTATGAGCGTTCTTCACGCGACCGCATCGGACCTCTGCGACATGGTGATGTGCGCGATTGCCGCACCCCTTGCCGACATAGAACGTGACGCCTGTCCGTGGGTCAGAAAGCTCGTAGACGTAGAAACGATTTCCCATCCACGATCCTACCAACGCGCTGTTCCGGCTACCACCGCTATTGCGGTTTTCCACCGTTGCTGCGAACTTCTCATGCCGTGCGTTCTTGAGGACTGGCAATGCAAATACCCTCTTTCGACCCACTAGATCGCCCGCTCCACTTAACCAAGGAGAAGGCTGCGTCCCGTCAGGCTCATCTAGCAGTTCTTGCTCTTCTGGCCGGGGATTACGATGCGGCTGTCACGCTGGCTGGCGCAGCCGATGAAATGCTTGCTGGTGATCCGGCGCTTGAGGTTACCAGCGCTGCGTTAACCCCGCCACCACAGGCGGCAGAACTTGCGCCGTACAAGTGGAAGGAGATCGTAAATCTTGAGCGGAACTGGCTAAAACATAAAACCGACATCGATAAGATACCGCCAGAAATCACGTTGGATTTGGACAACGCACCTTTCTACGTCTTCCGCGCCATCCGAAAACTGCCTCTGACGATGCTCACGCCTGAGATGGTGGCCTTTGACGACTGGTACCGCGCTCGAATTATTCAGCAGCGGCAGAAAGACGGCCCCTAGACCCCTTTGGCTACGCCGCCTTAGGAGAATGATCCTGGAATGCGGTCTCCTTACCCACGAACGTCGTGTTGATCGCATATGCACGCTCTGGGAGCGGATTGCCGTAGATGCCGTCCAGCTCGTCGCACTTGGATGCGAGGGCCTGTAGCCAGTCTGGGCAGGATCCGGTTGCGCGGATGATGTTGACCCGCATGGTGACGATGGCGCAGACCAGAACGCGTAGCTTGGCGCGGTCATCGCACTGGGATTGGCTTATGTACCGATCTGGCGACCACTGGCCTTGGTTGACGCGGCGCTGGGCTTCCTCGACGAACTCATCGTCGGAGATGGTGGACCAGTCTGTCACTTGCCGCACCCCATTTCGGCGCACACGGCACGAAAATGCATCTGTCGCTCGGTCTCGACCGCAATGAACGCTACAGCCAGAACAATTACGCACAGCGCAGCGCAAGGCACCAATGACATCAAAAAGGGCTTTATGCGCTGGACCGGCTTGAGCTTGACGAATTCCTCGTAATCGAGCATGCGCGGCTCCTGAAACGGATGAGCCCGCCCTGCAGATTTACAGGACGGGCTCTGGATGAATACGGGAAGGCCGGTCCCCATACGGTGAACCAATTACCCCGGCTGATACCTATCGGAAGCGGTGGCTATTCCCTTCGGAGATTGATCAAGCCTCCGGTTTGGTCCTGCATGCGCCCTAGCCGACCCGTAGGCCTGCGGCTCTGGTAGAACCCAGGAGTTCGGACGCATGCAGTATTTGGTTGCGGGGGCAGGATTTGAACCTGCGGCCTTCAGGTTATGAGCCTGACGAGCTACCGAACTGCTCCACCCCACGTAAACGGTAAGTGCAAATCACCCTGATCTTATAGGCTATAAGGCCACATATTGCCACGTTTGCCAACCATTTTCTCTGCTTTAAGCGGCTTTTCTAGGTTTATTCACTGCAATCCACGCATCGGTGATCACATCCTCAAAGCGACGGCGGGCCGTTTCATCGCTTCGGCCTATCCTCTTCCCGATCAGACCGAAGGAAACATCGAATGATCGCCACCACACGATCTGCCATGCCCGCTTGTCGAGATGCCGTATCCACGACAAGGCCGTGAGGCAGTCGGACACGTCGGCTGGCGTTGGCTGGAAGCGCGGGCCGTAGTCATTGTCTGGATCGTAGGCATCCATGTATTCCCGCACGTAATCCGGCGACGAAGACTTGACGATGAAGAACCGCTTCTCCTGATCTGGAAGCGCTCTCAACGTCTTCAGGGCGGTGATTAGCCTCTCCTGGACGTCCGTGCGGGAAACACGCGCGCCTTGCGTGATGGCCGGCGCTGGTCGGCGCGGAGGTTGCGGGTGCAGTCTATGCTTTGCCGTGACGCGGATAGCCGGGTCGTCCTCCGGCAGCGCTTTGCAGCCCGGTGCGGGCAGGCCCGGTTTGTTATTCGTGTCGCGCTTCTTCCTGATTCTCGCCATCTTCGTTCCCTCGTGTTCGAGCCGCCGCTCGGTTACCTGAATTTCGGGTGAGTGATCGCCGCGAGGATCATCTCCATTGCGATCTCTCGGTTCGTGCGCTGGGACCGGTCGGTCTCGACATACGCGGCAATGCCGCTTGGTATGTGCGTGACCCTCACGCCGGGATAGGTGCCAACATGCTGCCCGCCTCGGCTATGGATGCCGGGAATAGGCCAGGTCTCGATCTTGATCTGATCCGCTGGGATATCGGTCATTTCTTCACCGCCCGTCTGGCAAGGGCGAAATCACGGCCGACCATGCCGACCCCTTTTGCAAAATCCTCGGGAAACAGGCCATTGCTGCAGTGAGGGCACGCGGGAACCATCTTGCGTCTGCGCCATGCCTCGTCGACATTCTTCGCCGCAATGGACCGGCACTGAAACTGCGCGGCTTCGTTGATCTCCTGCCGCTGGCGCTTCAGTTCCTCGTGAGCCGAATGGTAGTTTTCGCAGAGGTTCTTGAAGGCATCGAAAGGATCGACGTCCTTCTCGCAGTCCTTGCACCACACGCGCCGTTCTTTCGGGTCGTATGCCATACGGCGGTGGCGGCAGGACGATACTGGACGACGGGTCAACCCGCGCGACACGCGGATGTCTCCAATGTCGACGATCGTCAGGCCGGCGAGGTAGGCCTGATCTTCGACTGGCTCGTCGCTCATTCCGCCGCCTCCATGACCGAACCCGAACGGAAGAAGCTCTCAGCCCGCGCGATCTTCGCTTCCTTCACCGAAGGACCATCGAACACTTCTCCCCGGATCGGCCGGCCGTTCATGAACGCGACCAGATGCTTCAATGCTTCTTCCGCGGCCTCGCCCTTGGTGGCGAACACCTTCGGACGATCGGCTTCGGCCATGATGGGTGCTGGATGAGCATCACGGCATAGGCGGAGCATCGCCCAGTACCCGAAGCCGCCTGGGATGCGATGGGGATAGGCGCTGTATTTGTTCATGCCGAAGCCCTCAGCTTTTCGATCTTGGTGACTGCATGAAGGACGGTCGTGTGATCGCGCCCCCCGAACCATCGACCGATCATCGGGAACGACATGTCGGGCCGCTGCTTGCGGATCTCAAACATGGCCGTCTGGCGGGCAAGTACGAGTTCCTTCCGGCGCCCTACGCCCTTCAGCATCGGGATGGTGATCTTCGGGTGCTCCTTGAGCACTTCGTTCACGATTTCCGAGATGGAACGGCGCTCAATAACCACCATCTCGATTTCGCCGGACGCAACCATTTCCCGAATCCGCATCGCGGTCCTGAACGCGAACATGTGCTCCTCGAACATGGTAGGCGCGAGCATCCAGCTCGGCTTGTTGGAGACCCGGCTTGGTCGGCGCCTGCTGATCTGGACGACCTGCGCCGGTGGCGCGGCGAGCCTCCTCACCTTTGGCGCGTCAAAGCAGCGGCGGTGGACGGCTGCAGCTGCTGCCATCATCTCGGCGGCTGATGTAAACTCTCTGGCTGTGACGATCATTTCAGCCTCCCGGCTTTGGTTTGAGGGATCTTCGAAACATGGTCCCGCTGCGGAAGCTTCAGCGCGTCGAGCTGCGCTTGCGTCTTCTCGTCGATCGGGGTGTGAGGGATGGCGCTGATCTGCTTGGCCGATCCTTTGACGGCTTCGTCGATCATGGCGCGGATCCGGCGGCGCTGGTTCGGGTCCTGGCGCTCAAGCTCGATGATCTGCCGGCGGCGCTCGTCCTCGGCGCGCTCGAACAACTGCTCGGCTTCCCGGCGAAGGATGCTCATCTCCGCGTGGAAGGGCCGGATGATCAATCGAGCGTGACGGGCGAACTCCGCGCAGGTTGGCATGAACTGGCCGGTGTGGTTGTCGACACGGCCGGCGAGAAAATCATTCGCCGCCTCCGATATCGCCCACTCTGGCAGATCGGCACATGAGGTCTTGAACTCGGAGCCGAAGGATTCGTGATCCGTTTCCGGCTGCCAGCGCAGTTGCCCTTGAAGGCGAACAGCTGCATCGACAATCGCGGGAATGTCGCAGCGCTTGAGCAAGGCCTTGAGTTCACCAACCCTTGCCGAGATCTCTCGGGCTCGGCGCTGGTATCGCTCTGGAAGGCGATCGAAGATGTCTTGGGAAACGAGATCAGCCATTGACTATCGCCTCCACCATCCGGATCTGGTTCGATTTTTTTCGCGCGTCAGCGCCAGAAGAAAAACCACTTTTCGGTTTTTCTTCCTCCCTCCTCCCTCCTTCCTCCTTCCTCTGCGGAGAAACTTCTCCATCACTGGGTAAGGACTGGGGAAGCGATGGGGAAGTCACACCAACATAAGCGGCGATTTCGGCGTCTTTCGGCCACTTCACCTTCGGCAACTTCGGTCTTTGCCAGAGTTTAAAGTTCCGAATGGCACCATAAGGCTTGCCTGAAGCATCGAATTTGCGGATAAAACGCAAGCTGACGAGCACTTCTAGGAGAAGGTTGATATCGACCAGAGGCGCGGGAATTGTCTTGGCTTTGATCGTCAGCGGCTTCCATTCGAACACGCCGTCGTCGTCTGCCTCCATCCAGAGGCCAAGCAATAGGGCCACCCCGAGAGGATGCTCGACGGTCAGCGTCATGAACGCCTCGTCGCTCATCAAGCCAGGATGGATTGAACGGATCCTGCTCATTTCCACACTTCCACTTCGATGTTGTATGCCGCTTTGATGATCTTCTGTACGCGGCGAAAATCCTTGGTGATGACGCCCTTGACGTCGATCGTCCGAAACCTGCCGTCCTGGTCATGGTCGATGAAACAGAAGTCGGCGCGGTAGGTGCCGATGATCTGCCCATTGACGATCAGCTCGAATTTGCGCTGAAGCACGAGGCCTGAAATGCGGCCGGCGCGCTCAAGGGTCTTAAGGTCGGTGTAGACCTCGCTCTCGCGCTTGCTGTCGAATGTGATGCCGTCGACGACAGTGCGCTTGGCGCCGAACTTGTTGCCCTTCTTCTCGCGCCGTTTGCCATGTTCGATCATGGCAATCTCAGCGCGGTACTGGCGGCGGGTGAGCGTCTCGGTCATACCGACCCCCTCTCGCTATATCCGGCGTAACGGATGAGCTTCTTCGTCACTATCGGGGCAGGAGCGCGTTCGAGGTATGCGGCGGTCATCGCAGCGTTTATGCAGCGATCGACGTCAGGCGGGGCCATGCCGGTCGCTTTAGCGATCCATTCAACGTCGGGGCCGTAGGTGGCGAAGGCTTGCTCGAAGGTCATGCGGCCACCTCGAGTTTTCCGGTCTCATCACCCCACGCAGTCCAGCCAGCGCGATTGGTACGGCTGAAGAGGTCAAGCCGCCGTGCGTTTGGCATCAACCGCTCAGCGGCGGCATAGGCCTCTTCTGGCTTGCGAGAATGTTCACGTATCAAGCCGGTGAACCCAGACCGAACATTCTTCGCTGTCCGTGGGCTGCCGCGGGTGCCGATGAGGAAGGGTTCATTCGAACCCCGCAGAATGTAGCCTGTCCCGAAGTTGATCTTGCCGTGCTTGGTCGTCTTCAGCCACGTGCCGGCAGTCTTGAACTCGAAGCCCCAGGCGCGCAGAACATCAATCGCCTGCGGGAGCATAGGATTGACGGCCCAGAGCCACAGAAGGCAGTCGGTCGAGGCAAGATCCAGCACAGGCATGGCCTTGATCTCGTCGATCATCATCGTGCGATATTGAGCCTGCGGCGACTTCGCCTCGCCTGCTTCCGAATACATGCGATATGTCCAGGCCGGGTCGGCCATGATCAGATCGAACGAATGCGGCTGCAGATCTCCGAATGGCCATCTGTCCTGAAACAATCTCACGATGCGCTCTCCCTACGCTGGAGAGCCGACCGGAGGCGTTCAAGCGTCCGAGTGACGCAAGCAAGCTTCAGGTGCTGGTAGCCGTTGTCCTGCTTCGCCATGCGGGCCTTGAGGCCTTCGGCTATGTCGGTCTGGATGGTGATCTCTTGCTGGAGATTTTCGAGGTCGGTCATTGAACCCTCCCCGACTGAATGAGCTTTTCCATGATGTCGATCCGCTGGCCTATCCAACGCATCGCGTTGCACGCCATCGAGTTGCCGAGGGCCTTGTAACGAGGGCCGTCAGGGGCGGTGTCCTTGCCTCGCCATGGAACGTTGGTGAAGTTATCGGGGAAGCCCTGAAGGCGTTCGCACTCTACCGGCATGAGGCGACGAACTGCCCATGCCGACTGCACTGCCTGAACCTCAGCTCGAGCTTCGACGGTGTAGGCAACATCAGCCTGAACGCCAACGCCGTCTGGTCCGCTATCGGGGTTCTCGCGCAACGCACCAGCCTGGATCGCGTGCGCAATTGCACCAACTCCCATGCCGGCTCTACCACCGTTTGGGGTCAGAATAGCGTTCGCCGTGCCATCCTGACGCCATTCGATATCCGGTTTTCCTTCGCGACCGCGAATGGCAAGTGTGAGGGGATGAGCAACAAGGTTGCTTTCGTCCTCCTGCCTACGACCGGCATAACCGCCTTTCCCAGCGCTCTCCGCGCCACGGGTCAGAGTGGCAGCGGCTGGAGGGCAAGCGACAAACGTTTCGCTCTGGAAATCCATTCGGCCCATCGGTCCGCCATGCGCATTGACGGCAGTGGCAACCTCAATCGGGCCGGAGGTGTTATTCCCACCATAGGCAGCAGCGACCCCGCCTGGACGTTTCGCCCGAAGCGCGTAAGCCACGCCGGGATCCAATCCTAGTCCGCTTCGCTCGGCTGCTGTTCCCCCGGCTCCTTCGCCATCACGGTCGAAGCAATCTGGGCTAATGCCATATGAAGCTCCGGCGGCAGAACCTTCTTGCGTGCTTCGGCGCGGCGCAGGATCCCCGCGCATGCCTTCGGGCTCAAGTAATACCGCTGCGGCACGTCGCCAGTCTCCAAGATATCCGACAAGGAAGACACGGCGCCGTCGCTGTGGGACGGCACGAGCGAAGTCGTCCACTCGGACATATTGAGCGTCAAGAACCCGGTAGGCGAACCCATACCCGCATTCTTGAACGAAGCTGAGGAACGTGGCGAAGTCGGCGCTTTCGAGCCCGTCGTCGCCTTCGACTTCTTCGTCTTGCTCATCATTTGTGTGAGAGGAAAGGACGCCGGGGACGTTTTCCCAGACGATCCAACGGGCGCGCAGACGGCGAGCCAAGGCGAGATATTCGAGGGCGAGGTTGCCGCGCGGATCATCCAGTCCGAGACGCTTGCCAGCGACGGAAAAGGACTGGCAAGGGGTTCCTCCGACCAGAAGGTCAATAGGTCCTGCGTCTGCGCCAATTTGCGTGAAGTCGCCATAGTTGGGGATCCCGTTCTTGGCCAGCGGCTGGCCCGGCATGTTGCTGCCGTAGTGATGAGCGAGGACCGCAGACGGGAACGCCTCGATCTCGGAGAAGAACTTCGGCGTCCAGCCGAGCGGATGCCAAGCCATGGTGGCCGCTTCGATGCCGCTGCAGACAGACCCGTAAATCATTGCTGATCCTCCGAAACCCATTCAGCCCTATCGGCCCATTTCTTTGAGCGGTCGCGCCAACGACGCGCGATGCGAAGCCGCCTCACGAGCGGCAAGAGTCTCATCCAGCGTAGCCAGACGGGTACGGAGTTCGGCTTGCTCACGGCGATGTTCCTCCAACAGTGCGGCCTCAAGGGCCTTCATCTCTTCGCTATCGATCCGACGTGCCGTTCCTTCCCAGATCGACCGGGCGCGGCGTTCGGTAAATTCCTTCTGGACGCGTCTCGAAATCGAGCGGCGTGCTTCGTAGAGCGCAGCCTTCACGCTGCCGTATCGGCGCGGTGGGAAGGCCTCTCTGAAAAGGTTTTGTGCGTAAAACACGTCGCTCATTCTCTTGCCCTTGTTGGACGTCTGCTTGTCTCGGTTCGACAACAACTTGCGATGCTCCTGCTCTAGGTTTGCTCTTGTTCAGAGGAGCAACACCCAATGCGACGAAGCGATATCGAGGGAGAGATCACCGGCCATGACGCCAATCAGGCCGGCGATCTCTCCAGGTCCGCCGCTCGCGGGACCTCAGTAATTCCTTTTCCTCGGCCCCATCCCTCGCGGGGCCCGGGCGCTGGTGTCGTTCCGCCGACGACACCAGCAAATTTCAAAAGCCTTGGAAGCGTCGTTCAAGCCGTAGTGCTGAGAGTGGCGAGCGACCGCGTCAGGCTTCATGTTGAAAGTTCCGTCCCGGTCTCCGTCTTGGGAGGAGAGGGTGAAGACCGGGACGGTTGACGGGGTGAGGAGGCAACCCCGTCAATTGATCAGCCGAGCCAAGCGAATGGCCTCTGGCTGAATGTTGTCGTCTTGGCTCTTGTGCTCGTAGGCCACAGCTTTCGAGCCGATTAGGAGAGCCGCGATAAGGAAGCCGGCAGGTGCGCCAATGACGCCGCCGACGAATGCTCCGAGAAGAAACATGCTCATGCTGACCTCACAGGGCGTTGAACAGGCTTGCGATCGAGGCCGACGCCGCGCTCAATTGCGCGTTGGGCCATTGCATCGATCGAGGATGGTGAGAGGATCGGGGTCATGCGATCTCGACCTCCCGCATCGCAGCCAGGCACTTCTGGCAGTGGTTCTTTCCCGATCCACCGCAGACTTCTTCGCCCGGGTGCCGGCAATGAGGTCGCAGGAGAAGAATGGGATGTTTGGACGGGCGGGGAGTACTGACGAGGCCCGACCCGTCCTGATCTGGTTGAGCGTTCTCGGATGCGGTTACATGGTCGCCTCCTGTGTTGGCGTCGGGGCTGCCCTCATATGTGCTGGGCCTTACGCTCTCGACGCTGGGGGCTTCGGCTTCACCATGAGAGGCCGGAGCGATTTCGGAATTGGTATCAACGGACAGGTCTTGATTCCCTGCTTGGCGGTGGGAAGCCTCTTCCCGTTTGTCCTGGCATTTCTCGTTACCTACGAGGTGCCTGCCTGCCTCAGCCGTCGCCGAGGGCACGTCCTTCCGTGCTGCCGTCGATTGAGTTGCCGTTTCCGGCTGATTGGTAGGGAGACCGGACGCAATACCTTCGGCCTCCCGTTCGTCCGCTTCTTCGCGGTCGATCATGATGTCCACAGCAGCGATCAGAGCGGCGCGACCGGCTTCGGTCTGCATGCCGTCAACGACCTGCTTGGCAAGGCGGGGATTGATGCGCTCGGGCTCAGGTTCACATTCGCCGAAATCAGAGATCATGCCGAGCGCCATTTTATAGGTGTCGAGGATGGCTTCCTCTTCCATGCGCTCCTGATCGTCTTTCTTGCGGAGCTTGATGATCTCGTTGATGGCCTTGACCGAGAAGCCCATTGCCTTGGCTTCCGATTTCACATCGCGAATATCATCCGCAATGGTTTTGGCCTCTTCAGAAAGTCTTTCGATCCGCTCAATGAAGGGGCGGAGCTGGTCGCGGGCTACGCCGTGTGCGTCGGTCATGCTGATATCGCCTTCCTGGAAGATGTGTGCCGGGTAGCAAGCCACTGCCAATCGACGCCCGCGATGCTCTTGCGGGCAGCTGCTGCAATCACGCCATTCCAGTGCCGAGGCGAAATGCTGTCTCGCAGCCTCATCTGGCGGGCGGCTTCGTATCCGCAGCCGACGTCATTGGCGAAATCACCGATGGTGCCCCAGAGGTCGATGAGGTTCGAAATTGAAGTGGGTGCCTTGCTCATGGTCCGCATCGTACAAAAGGTACTGCGACAACGCAAGCCAAAATCGTACACATTGCACGATAAAATTGAGCGATAATGTACGAATGGAATTACCAAAGGACAGATTGAAGCAAGTGCGAGCTGCGGCTGGGTATGAGAGCCCAACCGATGCCGCGAACGCGTTTCCGCGTGACATCAACAAGAACACGCTCATCAGCCACGAGAACGGGAATCGGCCGATCTCGCGCAAGGCCGCCGAAAAATACGGCGAGCTATTCGGCGCTAAAGCGGGATGGATTCTGTTCGGTGATGGACCGGGAGAGGATACCGGAGCAGCGTTGAGCGATGTGACGCTCAGCCGGGTGGGTATGACGGTCGGGCGCGTTGCCGGCGTGGTCGAGGCCGGCGCTTTCCGCGAGGTCGACGAGTTCGATCAGTCGGAGCCGATCGAGATCATGCTCCCCCGGGATGAAAAGTTTCCGAACGCTCGGCAGCTGGTGTTCGATTGCGCTGGCGACAGCATGAATGATCTGCGGCCACGGCCGATCTTTCCCGGCGATCGGCTCGTCTGCCTGGCATATGAAGACATCGGGCATATTGAGCTGCGGTCGGGAATGGTTGTCATCGTCCAGCGCTCGCGGGACGGTGGGCACTTCAGGGAATGGTCGGTAAAGCAGATCGAGGTGTTCCCCGACCGTGCAGAGTTTCACCCGCGGTCAACCAACCCGAAGCATAAGCCGATAATTGTCGAACGCGACGACGAGGCGGATGAGGGTCTTACGGTTGAAGTGATCGCATTAGTTCGTCGCGTCATGAACGATCTGCCGGGGTTCTGACAGTCTAGTTCTCTTCAATATCAATAACGTCATGGACGTGGGTAACTGCGTAGGCCACAGGCTTGCCGCGCACCACTTTCGTATGCACGTCAACTATGAAACCTTTTTTATAGACGTTCTCGTCGGCTTCTCGAATTTCGTGCTTCAGCTTCCGCTCTGCTAGATCCGACCCATAGGTAAGGCTAATCGACTTATCTGAGATTTCCTCGATCATGACTTTCTCGCCGGAAGGTTTCCCCAAGGATGCGGAATGAACGTCGCTGCGAGTGAACACCATAAGCACGCGCTCGTGCAGCTCTTGACCAGGCTTTTCCAATTCATGCTGGCGGTGTTCTATAACCTTCTCTGCCGCTCTTGCTTCGGATGTAGTGAATTCAAAACTGTAGCGAACTTTTCTTTTCCCGTCCTCAAACACTGCAGCCTCTAATCGCGATGTAGCGTTAGGATCGCGAGCAATCGCTGTGACGGCCTTTGAAAAGTCCTTGAACTCTTGCGGGGTGGTTGGAGCATCTTTCTTTTGATCGCTGATAAGGGCTGAGAGCCTCTTACCCCATCGTCTAACAAAATCCTCGACGATCATCACCTGGTCTGCGTTCGCAATGAATGGCGCGACGACCGCCATCGCGGGAATCATATCGACGATCGTCGATCCTTTGCGTACCTCCTTCACGAAGAATGAGGCATCCCCCGCCAAGTCTTTGTGTTGCTCTTTCACGAAGCGCTCGAACTCATTTCCGATCGCAACGAATTGGGCAACGAAGTCGCCAAGTTCGACTGGTTCTTTTGTTTCGAGTATATAGGTTAGATGAACGGGGCTTTCTCTCATAAGCCCAAGATAGCTGCTGATCATTGATACTCACCTAACAGGTTTAAGCTGCGAAGTGTCGCAACCCTCTAAGATCGAACTGCCTACAAGCGTCCGCAATATCCTGGACGAACCACCTCTTAGGCGGATCGCACATGTAGCTCTCCCCATTTGGGCCTGGATAGTTCATGACCGGTAGGACACAGAACTCATCTTCATCACCGACCGGGGCGAATGGGCCGACAGTGAAGTCGTAACCAGGGAAGCGCCGCGACAGGTAATCCTCGAACCGCTCTTTCGCCGCCGTGACTGCAGCCCGTTGCGCGTACGGCGGCACGATGATGAAACTCAAGACTTCCCGCTCAATAGCCATTGGATACACCTCCATCGATCCCGACGAGCCGGCCGATCACGCTTCCGCATGGCTGGCACCTGAACGGGATGGTTTCCAGATAAACGCTTTCGGTCAGCTCATCCGCATCACGCGGAATCCCCTCTCCTACCGGCATGACGATAAACTTCTGACTGTGTCGTAAGCAGTTCTCGCACCGGATATGGAGCGTGAACTCTGCTGATGCCTGAACTGCTGCCAACATGTCGTTCTCCTTCTGTTCTCATGAAAGCAGAACGCTAGCGCAGAGTCGAATCGATTCTTTCTGGTTCGCTAATTTTCAGAAATCCGTTCAAATCGTACAAAATGTACTTGCAATGATATCGTACATAACGTACGTTCTTCTCACACACCGAGGAGAGCAGCGATGCACGCCACAGCAGCAACCACAGCCGACGCACTGAGAGAAAACCTCAAGGTCGTGAACGCCAAGATCTTCACCGTTCGCCATCGTGCAATGAAGGGTCTCCGGTCTCCGAACGCTGCTGCGTCCTACCTCGTCGCTCTCCGCGCCTGCCATGAGCTTCGCGAGATTGGCGGCAATGGCCCGCTGTTCGACGAACTCGCTCCCACCCCCATCAACGACCAGCTTGTCGGGATCACTGCTGACCAGCGCAATGAACGCGAATGGAAGGGCGTCTTCGTTCGCTTCCCGTTCCCGGTCGCCGCCCCTTTCCAGTTCCTCGAAGCTGCGGAGTAACCGCCATGAAAACCACTGAAATCTATGAGGCATCGGCTCTGGCTAAGTCCGTAGCGAACAGCCTGAACATCGCGGTCGCATTTGCCGACGCGGGCCACGACGCAGACGCTCGTTACAAGGTGCAAGTCGCCCACGCTGCCTTCCTCAGCCTTGCTGATCAGCTTGGTTATCGCGTTGAGCCGGTTGGCCGAAGCGCCCATGCGGAGGCTGCGTGAAGCCAATGTCTGAAGCACGTATCGAACTCGCCAGCGCGCTTTCGAAGATACACGCGCTGATCACCAGCGTTCCAACCATCGAGCAGAAGAAGGCCTCGGCATGGGAATATTACAAGGCCATGCAAGTCGGGTTCGACGAGTATGGGAACCGGCGAATATCTGAAGCTCTGGTTCCTCATGCCCAGCGCGCAAACGCGATCATCAAGGCGGAATGTGTTGCCGCCGTGGAGGATGAGTTTCGCGAAAAGGTCGACGCTGTAGCGGCCGAGCTTGAAGCCCTCCGCGTCATTCTTCCGCAGCTCGCCGCGAAAGCCTGCATCGAGCTTGGACAGACCGCTCGTCACCTCAAGGAGAAGGCCGATGCATAGCGGAACCGACTTCGACGAAGAGCTGATCCTCATCGAGGCAGGGAGCTTTGCCAAGCGCGCCGAAGAGATCAACCGCAAGATCATGGCACGGCAGAAGGCAGACGCTTTCCTCGTACCGCTCGCCTTTGCCGTGGCATTCGCCCTTATCGCGTCATCTTTCATCTTCTCCGCCATCCCGAACAGCAACCGGACGGCGAAGGTCGAACAGGAGTATACTTCCTATGCCAACCGATAACGCGGCCTCCACAGACCTGATCGTCTCCCTGCCGGCCGTTCCCAACGTTGCGACGTTCACGGACGAGAAGGAGTTCGACAAGCTCTACGATGCGATCCTCAAGAAGATCGACGAGCACAAGCCGGATGTGTCGACGAAGAAGGGCCGCGATGAAATCGCATCGCTCGCCTACAAGGTCGCCCGCACCAAGACTGCGCTCGACAAGCAGGGCAAAGACCTGACGGAAGAGTGGCGCACGAACACGACGAAGGTCAACGCCACCCGCAACAAGATCAAAGACCGCCTTGAGAAGCTGCAGACGACAGTTCGCCAGCCGCTCGACGACTGGGAAGCGGCCGAGGATGCACGCGTAAAGAAGCATCAGGGCGCGCTTGAGATGCTCCTCTCCTTCATAAGCACGTCGATGGGCCACCCTTCGGCAGACCTGAAGGCAATGCTGGCAACCGTCGACCAGATTGCCGTCGATGCCTCATGGGAGGAGTTCGAGGACCGCGCTTCGCTTGCTAAACAGGATGCTGTTGCCGCCCTTACCCGTTTGATCGGTGCAGCCGAGAAGCAGGAAGCAGATGCGGCCGAGCTAGCAGCACTGCGCGCCGCCCAAGCTGAACGCGATCGCCAAGATGCCGAGCGGCTAGCTGCCGAAGAAGCCGCACGCGCTGAAGCGTTGCGGGTTGAACGGGAGAAGCTGGCTGAACAGCAGCGCCAGGACGAACTGGCACGAGTTGCCAAGGCTGCGGCCGATCGAGCCGAGCGGGAAGCCGCTGAACGTGTCGCCGCAGCAGAGCGGGAAGCCGCCGAAGCGAAGGCGGGTGCCGACCGAGAGATTGCCGAGGCGAAAGCCCGGGCCGATCGGGAAGCGGAAGCCGAGCGCCAGCGCGTCATCGATGCCCAGGAAGCCGAGGCAGCCGAGCAGCGCCGCCGCGATGCCGATAAGGCGCATCGGAAGACCGTCAACAACAACATCGTCGCCGAACTGATTGAGTGCTCCCGCATCACCGCCGAGCAGGCCCAGGCGATCGTCGGCCACCTCGTCCGCGGCCTCGTGCCGAACGTAACCCTGAAATACTGAGGAGTTCTCGATGTCGACTGCAGTTGAAGTAACGCGGCCACGCGCCGAAATCATCGAACACACGCCATCGCCAGCGATTACACCAATGGTGATGGTCGAGCGTGCGCTCGCGTCTGGCGCCGGTATCGACGTCTTGGAACGTCTTATGTCTCTAAACGAAAGATATGAGGCCAGCATCGCACGGAAAGCGTTCGATAGCGCCATGGCGTCGGCCAAAGCTGAGATCCCGGTCATCATCAAAAGCCGGAAAGTCGATTTCACGACACAGAAGGGCCGGACTAACTATCGCTATGAAGATCTCGGTGAAATAGCTCGCACCGTCGATCCGATCCTTTCGAAGTACGGTCTTTCCTATCGCTTCACCACAGAGACAGCGGGCGGCAGCGTCACCGTGACCTGCGTCGTCTCGCATCGCGAAGGCCACAGCGAGCGCAACACCCTTTCTGGCGCTCATGACCAGTCGGGCAACAAGAACAGCATCCAGGCTGTCGGGTCCACGATCACTTACCTGCAGCGCTATACCTTGAAGGCCGCGCTGGGCTTGGCTGCGGCTGCAGATGATGATGGCGGTAAATCCGAACAGGCGAAGGAAGAGGCGACGGTCATCACTGAGGCTCAGGCTTCGGTCGTCCGAGAACTGATCGAGAAAGCAGAGCTGGAAATCGACCAATTCTGCGGACACTGGCACGTCGACGCCATCCCAGAGATCCCTTCCGCGAAGTTCAACGATGTCGTTGGTTCGCTGCGCCGTCGCATCGCGGTCCTAGCCGAAAAGAAGAAGGAGCAGACCAATGGATGATATCGTTCAGGGCTCGGCAGAATGGCATCAGCTCCGCCTCGGCAAGGTCACCGCATCCAAGGTGGCCGATGTCATCGCCAAGACAAAGAACGGCTATGCCGCCACCCGCGCCAACTATGCCGCACAGCTGATCACCGAGCGGCTGACCGGTCTCCCGACCGAAGGCTTCACCAACGCGGCAATGCAGTGGGGAACTGACACCGAGCCGCAGGCGCGCGCCGCCTACGAGTTCAACCGGGCCGAAACTGTCGTCGAGGTGCCGTTCGTTCTGCACCCGTCGATCGGTGACACCGGGGCGTCTCCGGACGGGCTTGTCGGTGACGACGGGCTGCTGGAAATTAAATGTCCCAACTCCGCAACCCACATCGAAACGCTCAAGGGCGGGACAGTCCCGGCGAAGTACATCACGCAGATGCAGTGGCAGATGGCGTGCACTGGTCGGATGTGGTGCGACTTCGTATCCTACGATCCTCGCCTGCCGGAATGGTGCCGGTTCTTCTGCCAGCGCGTCGAGCGTGACGACGCGCTGATTGCCGACCTCGAGCGGGAGGTGATCGCCTTCCTCAATGAGGTTCGCGCCAGCGTTCTGGAAATCAGCCGCCGGTACAAGCCGCAGGACATCGACCCTGCCGATGAACTGTTGATGGCGGGCTGATCCATGACCCAGCGCCAACGGTTCATCCTCATCAACGACAAGGTTCGCGCGAACGCCCTCGCCGCGGTCGCGGCTGCCGATGAAGGCAGCGCGATCAGCATCGGGCCGAAGACGCGCAGCGGAGACCAGAACGCAAAGTTTCATGCGATCTGCACCGACATCGCCAGCTCGCAGATGACGTGGGCTGGCAAGCGCCGGGATGCCGAAGCTTGGAAGGTCTTGCTTGTCTCCGGGCATACCGTCGCGACGGCCGGCGAAGTCGAGATCATCCCCGGCCTCGAAAACGAGTTCGTCAACATTCGCGAGAGCACCGCCCGCATGTCGGTCGGTCGCGCCGCGAGCCTGATTACCTATGCAATTGCCTTCTGCGACACGAACGGAATCCATCTCACCGAGACGATCCGTGGCGGCTTCCATGACGGCGCAAATGATTGGAGAGCAGCATGACCTTTACCATCGAACTTACCCAAGTTGTAAGCAAGGAAGTGAAATATCTGCAGGCCGAATGCGGCGTCCGCTACTGGGAAGACGGAGATGTCAACGGCTCGGAAGACACCGATGGGGAGCTTATCCCCTGCCGCGTCAAAGACGCGTGGTGCCCGACCATCGATCTCGAAACTGGCGTCATTCAGGATTGGCCGGCCGGCACAACAGCGTCCGTTCACTACAAGGTCTGCGATGCAGGCATCTACAGGCTTCTCGACGCCGACAAGAACGTGGTCCGCGAGATTGATGGATATGTCCCCAGCATCATGTCTCCCGGCGGCTCTGGCCACGGCGACTACGTCATCATGACCATCGGTGCGGATGGGAAAATCGAGAACTGGTCGGCTGATCTTGAAGAATTTCAGGAGGAAGCTCGATGACATGCACCTGCATCGAAACCGTCAACGAGAAGCTGGCGACCCGCAACACGCGCTTGACACAGGCGATGATGTTCGGGCCGGCTGATCACCCAGGCCTGATGCTTGAAACGCATCAGATTGAGACCGGGCGGGGCAAGCCGAAAGCGGTCTCCATGTTCATCACCTACTGCCCTTTCTGCGGGGTGAAGTATGCGGCTGATGAGGTGGTGGCATGAGAAAGCCTCTGACCATCAGTATCCACGACTCCCATCTCGGCATATGGCAGGACGATGCGAACGACGGTACGCTTCGCTCGGAAGTCTACGCCGAATTGGTCCGCCAGATGCGCGCGCGGGGATGGTCTGTCCGTCGCGACCCTCGCATCCATCAGCACTACCGCAGCCTTAGCCCAAACCATCGGCTGGGCGCTCGTGGCACACTTCGTTGCGAGATCGAGTTAGCCGGAAGAACCGTCAAGGTTGAATTCCGGTCGATGACCGCGAAGCAGCAGAACAGCAACGGTCGCCGCTACGATTTCGACAAGGTCAAGCGCATGCACAAGCTTGATGGTATGCGGGTGGAACTTGAGTTCCGCCGCATCATTTCTTGGCTGGAAACCATTGCTCCCGTCACGGTGAAACGTCGCGACGAGCGGGACTTGCCTCCGATGAAGCGTATCGAGAAGGGTTACGCGGAGTCATGGCATTCTGACAAGGAATTGGGACGGACCGTTTGCACATCCGATGGCAATCGGAAGTCAGCTGACGGCATGCTACTTGAGCATGGCCAGACCGTATGGATGCCGGACTATCAAGGTCGAGTGCTGCGCGGCGTCACCTTCTACAACCTCAACAATATGTGGTGGGTGATCGCTGGCGGAAAGCTCTTTAACAAGGGCAGTTTTGAGATCTACTCTGCCATGCCCCTGGAGCTACGGAAAAAGCGCAATGACCGCGTCCGGCGCAAGCGGCTAGAGGCGGAACTGCAGATCGCCGTCCAGCGTATGGACTATAAGCGCGCCCAGGTTCTCAAGACGATCATATTCGGAACCGAGCAGACGTACATGATCTGGGCGCGGGACAATCAAGCCTACTACCGCTCCCAGTACGCTGGATATTCGTCAGACACGGCAGGGGCTGGGCGTTACACCAGAGCCGAAGCTGAAGCCGAATGCCGCCGCGTGCCTCACGAGCTGGAAATGGTTTGCCCAGATGGCTCCCATGTCCGCTTCGATCGGAGGGCAGCATGACCGAGCAGAAGCAATACAGCGGGCATATGACGACGATCGACGGCAGGCATGTGCCCATTACCGCCGAGCAAGCGCAAAGCATGTGGGAAGCCTCCGATCGGTCGCAGCGCGAACGGGCCGAACGTCTGCCGGATTCGGTCGCGTGCCTCTCTGCAATATGCTCGGCGGACCAGCGCTTGCGAGAGCTTGGCTGGAAGAAAGCCACATATTGCCCGAGAGATGGGACCGAGTTCGCCGTTTGCCAGCCCGGATCGACCGGAATGTGGAAGGGCTTCTGGACGGACGACAGCGATAAGAACCCGCTTTCGCCTGGCTATGTTCACGCGGCAGACTGCGTCACCCGCCCCGCCGAGGTCTATTTCAAGCCTCTGGACAAGCTGACAGATACCGAAGCCGCTCTTGTGAACAAGTGCGATGCCGATGTTGCGGCGTTCATTGACCGGCTCGGTGCGGTTTTCGGAGATGAGCCATGAGCATCAAGGTCAAAGCCGGGGCCAAATTTGGGAACTGGACGATCATCTCGGAAGAGGTGACGATTCGCCGAAATCACAGCCGTCACAGACTATGTGCCTGCGTTTGTGGCGAGCAAAAACTCGTTCAAGAATTTTCCCTGATAAACGGTGTTTCGAATAGCTGCGGGTGCAAGAAGGCCGAAAAACGGCAGGTAAAAACGATTGATGATATCTTTGACCGCTGCCTACCAGAGCCAAATTCTGGTTGCTGGATTTGGATGGGGACGCTTAACCATGGGTCTGAAGGATACGGGATCGCGCACTCTTTCTACCACTCACGAAAGATCGGCGCACACCGTCTCTCCCTATCGTTGGTGAAGCCCTATCCAACTGGTGCGCGATTAGAGGCATGCCATAAGTGCGATGTCACCTGCTGCGTCAACCCTGACCATTTATTTTGGGGGACCAGATCAGACAATATGAGAGACGCTTCACGGAAGGGTCGGGGGAGGACGCCCAGGTTTGCTGGTGTTGCAAACCCAGCGACCAGACTTACCCGCGCCGACGTAATAAACATCCGGCAAGATTTGCGTCCTCGTAGCGTCGTTGCTCAATCTTACGGGCTGTCAGCAGGTTCGATCAGTGCAATCCGGAATAGCAAAACCTTCAAGGAGATCCCATGAAGAGATTTGTGCAGGTTAGCGGTCACATCCGATGTGCACCCGAAAGAAAGCCCGATCCCCTCACCCCTGACATCGAGGCAAAGCGCCGCCGGTTCCAGAGCAAGTGGGGCATCGCCATGGTGAGCGCGAACGACGATCGCCTGGCAGCACCTATCCCCGATCCAGTACCGGGGCCGGCACCTATGAGCCTAGCCGAGATCGCAGATCAGCTTGAGGAGCTATCGAAGCGGGCTGCCATGATCGGGAGGCAGCTATGACGCGCTCGGTTCCGGAATGGATTGCCAAGAGCGACGATGCCAAGATCCCTGATCGCGTGAAGGTGCGGATCCTCGAGCGCGAGAACTTCACGTGTCACCTGACCGGCGTCCGGATCGACCCGCTCAGGGACGAATACGACTTCGACCACAAGGTACCGCTGATCCTGGGAGGAGAGCACAGAGAGCGAAATCTCTTCCCGGCATTCAGAGATGCCCACCGGAAGAAGACCGCGATCGAGGTCGGCATCAAGTCGAAGATCGCCAAGGTGAGGAAGAAGCACCTCGGCATCACCAAGCCGAAGTCCTCGCTCTCAGCCGGCCCTTACAAACGCAAGATGAACGGCGATGTCGTCGACACCCGAACAGGCGAAGTGGTCAGCAGATGACCCGCGCCACCCCTTCTACGTCCCCAGCTCTAGCGAGAGGCTTGAATAATGGCTAAGCGCGAAATCAAGTGTCACGCCTGCGGGCACGTTCGCCACACGATCGATATCGAAGACCCGAGAGACTGGTGCGGGACCACGCAAGATATCCGTGTTAGCGGGTCGTATTTTTCGAGCCTCGACACTGGCGAGGTCCGCACTGTGACGATCGGCGGCAAGGAATACAAATTTCTCAGGAACGAAGTCCGCGCCCATTGGCCCGCACTCGAGCGGCTGATCATCCGCGAAGATGAATTCCCTCTTTGAAAGGAACCGCCATGACCGAAGAGAACAAGCAGTCTGATACCCCAGCGCCCTCGCAGCATTTGCGGGGTGATCTATGACCCCGTCTTTCCCTTTTCCCGGCGCTTCAGCTCTCTCTCAATCGCCGTTCGGATCAGCGTCAGCCTATCCTCGCCTTCGACGCGCGCGGCATCAATCTCGGTCAGCATCTCGTCTGACAGAGGCAGGGTTACCCGGTTCGGAAATTCTTTCTTGCGTCCCACGCGAAGAGGTAAATCGTATGTATGTTTTTCTGTCAAGCGGCACCCATTTCGTATGTACGTTATTGACTTCATATCATACGTACGATATCTGTTCAATCATACATACGATTGGAGAGACGAAAATGACATTCCTTCACATGCACCATGCAATGGCAAACAAGGCCTTGATGCAGGCAAAGTACACGGAAGGCCTTGCAGACAAACCTGCATCTTGCGCAGAACGCATCCGCGAACTCATCCTGAGCGGCGCGGTCGACTACAAGGATCGCTTCCAGCCCGTCGTAGTTACGGACTACGACCGCCACATGGCTTTACGGTATCTTTCAGGGGCAAGATGAGCAAGCCAGCACCAGATGCGGCCGAAAAGCCGAAGACCCCATGCAAACATGTCTGTGACCATGTCATTTGCGCTGGTCGCGGCTCTGCTTTCAACGTGTATCGCTGCCGCTACTGCGGTGAGGAGGAATGGCTGTGACAGAGATCACCGTAACAGTTTCCGGCCCGGTTGGGTGCGGCAAGTCGGCCATTGCCGGCGAGATCGAAATCGCCCTGCGCGCGGTTGGTGTCCCGGTTCGCTTCGTCGACGAAAAGGGCGAGCTCGAAGAGAAGAACATGACGGGAGCCGACTGGACCGGCTACATCGAAATGTACAAGCCAAGCGTCGCCATCGTCGAGCAGACCCCATCACCCGAAACGAGGCCGCTGGGTCCGAACACAGAAAGGGTGGAGAGATGACCGCCGATCGCGATGGGAAGCAAGCCGGCCCGTTGATGAACCGGGTTACGATAGAAGGCAGAGAACACTTTCTGCCCGTCGATGCCAAGCTCGCCGAGCCGTTCCCAGCTGAAGGCACGGAAGAGGAGCAGATGGCGTGGCTAGATGAGCACATGGCAGAAGCGCTTGGAGGGACATGGTGATGACGGGTTTGCCAACGGTATTCACGCCCGAGCAAGTGGCCGAACACATCGGCTGCAGCGCACGCACTTTGCGCGAACTCGCACGAGAGCTTGGCGCTTGCCGAATTTTGGGCAATCGTATGGTGCTCACCCAACAAGACTTTGATGCGATCATGGAGGCCAGCAGGCCATGCCCCTCACCCTCTACAAGCGCCCCGGCGGTAAAATCTACCACTACCGTGGCTCTATCAACGGGCAAAGGCTACGCGGGTCTACTGGAACTGCGAAGAAAGCAATCGCAGAGCGATTCATCAGCCAGCTCGAGGAAAAGCACTGGAAAGGTGATTTCGATGGCCCCGAAGCCATCCTGAGATTTTCCGACGCGGCTGCGCATTACCGGCTGGCCGAACGATCGCACCGGTTCCTTTCAATGGTCGAGGATTATTGGAAGGACACTCTCGTCAAGTCGATCACCTCGGGAGCCGTGCGCAAGGCTGCGATGGCGCTTTACCCGAAGGCGACGGGAGCAACGAGGAACCGTCATGTGATCGTGCCGACGCAGGCGGTAATCAATCACGCTGCATCGCTCGATCTATGCAGCCCGCTGAAGGTTGAGCGGTTCCCAGAGAACTACAAGATCAAGACGCCGGTGACATGGGAATGGGTGCAGGCCTTCATGGCCGCATCGAACCCGCACCTGGCGGCGCTCTGCTGTTTCATGTTCTTGACCGGCGCCAGAGTGAGCGAGGCCATCAATCTTCGTTGGGAGGATGTGGATCTCGTCAAGCGCCGCGCAAAAATCCGGCAGACGAAGATCGGGGACGAGCGCAATGCTCATCTGCCGGCCGCGCTCATCGCGGCAATTGCGAATATCGAGAGCGATCGGGAACGTGGGTCAAAGGTCTTCAAATATTCGACGCGAAACACAGCCAACCCGCAATGGATGAAGGCTTGCAAGCGCGCGGGCATTCCGTTCTACAGCTTCCATTGCTGCCGGCATGGGTTCGCGACTTCGCTCTTGCACAAGGGCGTCGATCCGATCACAGTTTCGAAGCTTGGCGGGTGGAAGTCTGCGCAGCACGTGTTTGAGACATACGGGCACGCAATGAGCGACGATACCCTCGCGGATCGGCTGACTGACACACCAGTGACACCGGGAGCCGTTGTGTCGATGCAAACAATTGTAAAAACAAAGGGTTAGCGGGAAAGACTTGTACCCTCGTTGGGGAGGAGTGTCCCGCCGCCGTGGATAGTGGAAAGTCGAGAAAAGCGCAAGTGGAAAAGGGTTTGCGGCAATCGCGCTCTGCGTGATCGTGCTGACTAATGCGGAACGAGATAGGAACGAGTTCAACCATCTGGCACAGAATTGACAGAGCGATGGTCTCTTGACGTTCTCGGCGGATCAGGGATGTCCGACGCCATGATTTGGCAGAGGATAGGCGCGCGGCGGCCTTTATCGTCCGTGTAAGGTCCGTCCGGCCCGCTGGGATGGGATGCAGGGGCTCCCACGGCTACCCGCCACAAGCCTACTAGCAGTTCGGCTAGTCGATCGCATTGCCATTCCCCGCGATGGTTCACGCGCAAGGGAGATCACGACGCGCAAAATGAAGCCTGAAGACATTCCCGCATTCGTCGAGGAAGTAGCCGACACCGGCTGCACATCACGGGGATTGCCGGATTGGGCTATCTGATGGGAGATGCCGACCTTCGCGATGATCAGTTTGAGAATGTTATGCCGGGCCATCCGAAATCACGGGAGTCTACGGCGTCGCCCTTATGCTGACATCCTCCACCGCTTGCGCCCACAACACTCTCATGTAAGACGTGATTTTTCTGGTCGAGACGGAAAGTCCAGCTATTCGGTCGAAAAATCCTGCAGTTCGATATCCTACCGAGAAGACTACTATGATCGCCAACGTCGTAGACTACATAGAAGGGACCATCTCTTCGGGCCGACATAGGTTTTTTGTAAATACACTCCTCTGGAGTGCATACAAATTCGCTCGCGCATTTGGCTTAAGGCATTTGCACGACCTGGCGCTGCAGGGAATCATTCTGCAGTCCGAAGCTTTGAATGACGAAGGTAGAGCAGAGGCAGCCCTATTAGAGTATGCTCAGACTTTTGGTCTGAAATGGTCTGTGCTGCGTCGCTATACTACAGAACAGATGCAGTCGTCGGCCCGGACGCTTATCGCGTCCGGCAGATTACCGTCAGACCAACAGCAACTGCTTCAGGCAAACGTCTTTTACAAAGATGGCATGCCATCTAGCGCTTTAGACGTACTCGGCGACTTCACAAGCAAAAACTACAATGTCCGGTATGCTGCAACCTCATTAAAGCGCTCAATCTATCACGCACAGGGAATGCCTTCGAAGGTGGCGGAACTGCTCGTTGACTTTCTCAACGCTGAACCGGATAGAATACTAATCAGGGAATCCGTCACCGCTGCAAGGGCGGCTGAAGCTTCTAATCGCGAAGACATTTTTGCAATCGCAGCATCTCGAATTCTTGACGACGTCGAGAAGGTTAAAAGAGATCCAAAACTATTCAGGCTTCTGTGGGGCGATGCGGCATTTGGAGCGGCGTCAACGTTCGACCTCGACTCTGCTTGCTTGATAGCTGAACGGGCCGCAACCTTAAATCTGACGGCTCGCCATACTGTTGACGAGTACCAGCAGATTCGACTGGATTTTGGTCGGTTCATAACTGCAATCCAAGAGGCACATCACGACCTGCTAGTCCGCTGTGGAAGGAAGGCACCAAGCGAAAAAACAGGAGATGCGATTGTGGTCATTCCAGGAGCAGCAGTGCGGTCGAACAAGATTGACTATCCAGGTTTTCGCGCCGACGTCCGGTTTTGCGTAAAAACGATTCTTTCCACGTTGGAAGACGCCGGCATCGCATACAAGGTGGCAAGCCGAATAAACAATCACGGCGAACTCAGTTTTGACGTGCCATTTTTTTCGTACCACACGATATCGAGCGGTAGCCGAGGTCTACACTTTAAAGAAACAGATCGACGATCGCTCTTCAGCTTTGATGATTCCGGCTATGCCGGGTGGTCTTCCTTCGCCTCGACTGGCCCCGGAGACTGGATTGACGGGAACATAGAGCAGGATACCGCGGATGCTTTCTTTCAGAAAGATCGCAGGGAGTTTCTAGCATCACGTGCTTCAAAATACGCCCAAAAAGATTGTGCCGAAGACCTGCCCGATTCTTTCATTTTTGTTGCTCTGCAGGTTGTTGGAGATGCTGTACAGAGCCTAGCCTACGCCAGCACAGCGGAAATGCTCGATGAAGTCATTGCTGTCGCGAAGTCCAATCGCCTCAGCGTTGTCGTGAAGCGCCACCCTTCCTGCAAATCGCCAGAAATAACGAGCTATCTTAGGAAGGTGGCTAGCGATATTTGCCTAGTAACAGGCAACGTCCACGACATCCTCCCCAGAGCAAGAGCCGTTTGCGTTGTGAACTCAGGCGTAGGCGCGGAAGCCCTTATCTACGAAAAACCCGTCTACGTTTTTGGTCGGGCTGACTATATGCCCGCTTGCTTCGTATGCCGAGAACCCGGCGAATTCTCGGATCAGTTTGAAGTAGACAAGGCAAAGCTGTCGCCTTCAGAACTCCGCCGATTTTGGTTCGCTTACAGAACGAAATACGCATGTGATCTAAGAAACCAAAAGGAAGCCTCTTCATTCATATCGGCAAAGGTTTTGCACCATCTCACTCGCAACAAACCTGTTTTCTCGATTAGAGAGGAAGTCACGTAAATGTCTACTGGACGGGCGTCTGAGTCCAATATCTCCGAGCAAGCATTTATCTCCATGCCGGAACTTCTTGAGCACCCTGTATCCGTTGGTGCTCAAGCCGAGGTTCATCGTGACAGCACAATTGGACGTTTCTCATTTGTTAATAACGCGTCGATTATCTATCGCAACGTCACCCTTGGCCGCTTCAGCTCTGTCGCTCGAAACTGTGAGGTCGGGGTCGCTATTCATCCCACAGACACGCTTTCAACGCATAGCTTTCAATACAGTTCAGCTGGCTTCCGGAATGTTGATGGCTACGCGGATATGCCGCGATTTCACCACGAGGAACACCCCGCAACCTTTATAGGATCAGATGTCTGGATTGGCGCCCAAGTTATTGTAAAAGCTGGTGTACGAATCGGGCACGGCGCAGTCGTGGGGGCGCATTCTACCATAATCGGGGACGTACCTCCTTTCTCTGTGATAGTCGGGTCTCCAGGCCGGATTGTTCGTATGCGGTTCGAGTCCTGTATAATTGACAGCCTCATCGCGACGCATTGGTGGGATTTGCAGTTTGATCAAATACGTGTACTTCCGTTTCACGATGTCCCAAAGTGTATTGAGATACTTGACAAAATCCGGGAAGATTCGTGAGAGGGACAGTATTAGACTACAGTTCGAAAGCCATCCGAGCCCGGACCTCGGTCCGTACAATTCGATGCGACTTATTCAACTAGAGCGCTGTAACCATGCCTGGTTGATTTTGCAGTTAACCAAAGCGAAACGATGTATTTGAGAAACACCGGTCCTCAGTATATTCAGATTTCGTCAACAAGGAGATCTGAAGCTGTGACTGATTCTCACAACGCTTACTAACAAGCATACCATCGTCGACATGGGCAAGGGCTGAATATTTTCGAAGGCCCCAATGGAACGAGTATGTGATAGGGTATTCTCCAGCCCAGTAGTAAGAGGCAGACGATACGTAAGCACATCACGGCCAAAGGGCCAGTGGACGTGATCGTAGGGCACAACCGCTTCAGTGCGCCTTGACGTCGCGACCTTCCCATACCGGCATTCCGTCTAGTTCGCCACCTCACATTCGCCTTGATATTTTACGATCGCATGGATGCTCAGTGAAAGGAGATTATATGCGGGTCAGTTCTGCAGTTCTTTGTTTGATAGGCGCCGCTAGTGCCTTTCTCTTTCACTTTCCGGCACAAGCACAAAGCGGAAGCAGAGTTTGTGAGATCCCTGATGAGATCACGTCGAGCATCACACTGCGCGCCGATTGTATCTATGAAGCCCCGCTTTCGCTGAGAACTTCAGGGGTAACTCTCGATTGCGCAGGGGCTGTCATTGACGCATCCAATGCAAACGTGGGTATTTTGATACACGGTCGGTCCCTGCACGACATTACTGTGAAGAACTGCAACGTCGAAGGCGCCAAAAACGAGGGCATTCTTATACGTCCGCCAATGGGCGCGAACGAGTTAGCGGAGCTACCGGTTCCTGATCGCTATTTGATCGCAGCGAAGGACATTTTGATTGAGTCTTCGACCGTCACGAATTCTGGCAACGTCGGAATCTATGTCGGCCACTACTCGCAGAACACCAAAATTCGTGACTCCACCGTCGCAGGTTCGGGAGGTCCAGCTGTTTATCTCGATGCCTCATCTGTTCAGACAACGATCCAGGCCAATGAGTTCACAGCAAATGGGTTCGGCGGACGGGCGGCCGACGCGAAGAAGAGAGATAGAGAAGCAATAGCGATTGATTCATCATCGCATAACAGCATCATCAACAACGTATTCAGGCAAAACTCAGCCGGCGGCATCTTCATTTACAAGAACTGCTGGGAGCGACACAGGGACCCGAAACAGGCTCCCCGTTGGATGCATTCTTCGTTCAACCTCATTCAAGGAAACCAGTTTGAGGAGAAGGTCGGTGTATGGATTGCGTCTCGTCAGGCAAAGAACCAAGCGAACATGGACTGCGGCGATCCACCGATCGCGCCGGGATACTTTAGAGACTACGCTGAACATAACTCTGTGGTGGCTAATCTGTTCAGAGGCGGCGACACCGGCTTGAACGTGCAAGATGACCTTACAACGATTGAGAACAATGTGTTCTCCGGGCAGAAAGGCGCCTGCGTCATCCTTGGAGCAGAGATGAGGGACGCCTTGCTGGGGGCTCCGATAGATAAGACTTCACTCGCCGGGAACAAATGCTCGAAAGGCCTAGGCGGAGGGTACGTCACCAAAGGAACATCGTCGTTCTGGAAATGCAGTGACAATTTGATTGATGACGTCCCATTTGCCTGCCAGAAGCCCCGATAGCAGTTGGGCGTAGGCTTTGTGGCCACCGCCACAGAACTTTGAGTGGAGTTAGCGATGGACTTCTGGGAACTATGCATGCGTCTGTCTACCGAAGCTGACGGGTCCAGAGAACTCGATCAGCAGATCGCCCTAAGATTCGGATGGAAACAGAAGAAAGAGCCTTTCATAGACGACGCCACGGGAAAACAGCAGCAGAGGACTGTATGGGTTCCAAAAGACAGTCAGACAGCCTCCAACGTTCCTCGCTACACCACCAACTTTAATGACAGCCTGAGACTTGCACGATCGATCAGTGCGGAGCGGGCAATAGCCTGCAGTTGGGAAAGTGGGAACGCTAGCGTCAAATTAGGTAGTAATCCTGTGGCGATAGCTTGCACCCCGATGCTGGCACTCTGCCTGGCGAGTATTCAGGAGATCCACCAACCATGACTATCCTAGAAAGCCTGATGGAACGTTTGCAATCTCTGAAAGGGCCGGACGACGAGACCGATGCTGAGATCGCCTTACTTCTAGGCTGGAAACGACGACAGGAGCGGGGCACGACCTTTTGGCTTGTTCCAAAAGGCGAAGCAACTGGCAACCCTCCGAGATGTACAACTCATATTAACGACGCCTACAAGCTCGTGAACGCTCTTCTACCTGGCCATGCCGCAGCTTTTGTTTGGCGCGAGGAAGAAGCTACGGCGCGCGTAGATTTCAATGGTGTACTGGGTCCGATACTATCAGCTACGACGCCCTCAATCGCGATTTGCCTCGTGGTCTTCGAGGCACTGTTAAGAAGCCGGAAAGACCGGCAACCTATTGACGACGCTAACCAAACCGAGCCAACGAAGGCATAGGAATAAATGGATAACCTCGACCAATCGCAAATTGTCCCTTCCAACGATGCAGACAGCGATCAGCTTGTAAAAGTCGGACCTGCGGAGAGCCGCATCCTCTTCAGGCCAAGCTTCGATGTTATTACTCCGGACGACATAACTATTGTCTTCTGCGTGAGGCTCCATGAGGGTAATCCGTGGATTGTTGATCGGCTGGCCATGATGGCCAACTACTACGATCCATGCCCCGCCATCGTCATCGTTGACTTCGGGTCAGAACCGGAGAAAGCAGCGATCGTCAAACAGGTATGCGACCTGCATGGGTACAAATACCATTATGTCGATGACACCGGCGTTTTCTCCTTGGCAGCAGGAAGGAACACGGCTTTCGAGCAGACGGATACTGACTTTGTCTTCTTCTGCGATCCCGATTTCGTTAGCGAACGGGATCTGTTTTCTCGCCTGGCAAAGAACGCTTCCGCGCTCAACATGCGTAACGTGGTGGATATAATTCTAAACCCGCCTGCGTTTCACCTTCGCCAGGGCGACACAGAAGTCTTTGAAGGTCTCGCGGGACATCCAGAGCAGCAATCCTCTTTTCTGCGGTTTCTTTCCTTCAGGGAAAACTACACCGAGACAAGCCGGGAAAGCGGCAAGTTCGTAGCCCCGTATTCCAACGTCTTTCTCATAAACCGGCGGATGTTCTCAATGGTTGGTGGATACGACACGAACTTCCGCGGACATGGCTCGGAAGATTTCGAGTTTCTACTCCGGCTGGCGATCCACACAGGGCACCTTCCCCTCCCAGACTCCGCTTCTGAAGATTGCTTCTCACCACTTCACCCGACGTTCTACGAAGCACGCTCATATCAGGGCTTCCGGCGGCTTTTCGAGCTGATGTCACAGCCGACAGAGTCGTTGGGCATCAAGGTCTTCCATTTAGACCACCTAAGGGAGCGATCAAGCGACTGGTACGGAAACAACGACTGGCGGCGTGAACGCTTCAAAGTATCAACAGATTCCTACCTGAAAGATCATTCAAATCTCTTGTCGGCTGACTATCTCAGCCGGTCTAAACGTATTGCGTGCCTGTGCAAAAACCGTAACACCTGGGGCTACTTCCTACCGCTCAGATTGGCAGGATATGAGGTGGTCCCAGTCCTGGATGACACTCCTGAAACTCTACAAAGGGTTGCGGATCAACTCGAAGCAGGCGAGATCAGCGATATCGCAATCTTCAATCCGTATATGAAGAGCCATGCAGCATTCAAAGGTTTGATACTCCTCGCAAGAGAGCTCAACCGAAAAGTGATCGTCATTGAGCGCGGTGCTCTCCCGAACACGATCTACTACGACGACGACGTCAGCTATGTAAGCGACGGCTACACAGAAGAAGCGTTTTCACAAACGTATTTCGACGAGGCCGAGATTGCTCGTGCAGCAGATTACGTCGAAGAGCTGCGCAGGGGCGCTTCGACCCTGGAATCGATGGATTCCTATGAGAAGACCAGCGCCAAATACAGCGCCTACGCGAAGCTCACGTCAAAGAGAATCGTATTCATTCCGCTACAGCTCGACGATGATATGGCTGTCACAATGTTTATTAAAGGGGAACAGTCATACGCTGATTTCGTCTTCACCCTACCTGCTCTAATGGCAAAGCACTCAGATATACTGTTCATCGTGAAGCCGCACCCGCTTTCGAAACTTGAGAACGTAGTCCCTACGCCAAATGTGGTTATTGCAGAGCGCTCAGACAACATTCATTTTCTGCTGGATCTCGCTACTGGGACGCTCTGCTACAATTCCGGAGTCGGACTGCTATCCCTGATGCATTTGACGCCAACCATCACTCTCGGAAATGCGTTCTATAACATCAAGGGCGTCGGCTACCGCGCGCGGTCGTCGGACGAAGGCTTGGAAAAGTTCCTCTTGGGCGAGGTCCCTGCTCCAGATCAAGAGATGGTAAACCGACTTACAGCTTGGTTTACACAAAGAAAGTATTCAGAGTTTATCGCGACTGATGACATACGAGAGTTCAAAACCCGCAAGGCGCATGGCTACAAAGACATCCTTGTAACTAAATTCCGCTGGAACGGGTACGCCTTCGATCTCGGTCGCGTCAAGCAGATTGCCCCATTCTCATGGAAAAGCTACGCGGCCTCCCGCATTGCCCCGATCCCCCGGAACGCAGCATCTGTAAAAGAAGCACCTAAATACTATCGTTGGGGCATCAATGATTTCAATCGAAGCGAATACGCCAAATCAGCGGATTACCTGCTTCTAGCACATAAACTGGGCTATAAAAAAACCCATCTGCTCCGATTTGCTGCGGAATCGGCCTTCAGAGCTGGAAACAGGCTGCAAGCTGTGTCGTTACTTCAGCAAGCACGGAAGGAAAATCCGGGCGTTGCGAGTATTAGACTCCGCATGCTCGTGATGCTTTTTCCACCTTTGAAGTTCATCATAGGAGATAGAGCTATCCAAGTGCCCAAAACACCTACTTGACGCGCTCGAGAAGCTATCCTCAACTGCTTTTGAGCTCGTGACCTGCCACTGCGAACTTCCACCAGAATTCATTAGAGTCCGGCCGATCAGGGGACGGACGAATGAAGAGGCGGAGATTGACGGAATAGTAGATCATCGGTGTGCCGCGTGAGCAGGAGGCTGGTCCAAAGCCCGCCGACCTGTGCCGCAAGCATGGAATTTTAGAGGCGACGTTTGACAACTGCAGGGCCAAGTACGGCGGCATGGAAGTGTTCGAGGCGAAGCGTTTGAATAAGAACTCCAAGCTGAAGAAACTGCTGGCCCAGCAGATGCTGGATGTTGCCGCGCTCGTCGCGTTTCTTTCAAAAAAATGGTAGGGCCCGCCGCCAGGCGTGACGCGGTCAACCTGTCGGCCTCAATCAAGCCAACCTTGCAGCCGTCCGACGAAGAGTATCTCCCTCACCAGCCCGAAACAGAAAAAGGTCGCCCGGAAGGCGACCTTTCTCTTGAGATCGAGACGAAGCTTACTTGTAGACCAGCGGCGCCGGTTCCGGCTCGTAGGCGACGGGTGTCGCGCAACCGCCGAAGACGTAGCGAGCGCCAAGACGTGCTTCGTGGCTGTAGAAGCCCTTGTCGCG